TGTATCATCAGTTACTAATATGAGTGGTATGTTTGCAGGAGCAACATCATTTGACGGAATTATTAATAATTGGGTTGTATCATCAGTTACTAATATGAGTGGTATGTTTTCTGGTGCAACTTTATTTAACCAAGACATCGGTAATTGGGATGTATCATCAGTTACTAATATGAGTAATATGTTTGCAGAAGCAACATCATTTGACGGAATTATTAATAATTGGGTTGTATCATCAGTTACTAATATGAGTGGTATGTTTGCAACTAGCCCATTTAACAACGGAAATTTACCACTTACATGGGATACTTCTAATGTTACAAATATGAGTTTTATGTTTCAAGGATGTGCTTTTAATCAACCAATAAGTACTTGGGACACTTCTAATGTTACAAACATGAATGGAATGTTTGATTTCGCATCTTTTAATCAAGACATCGGTATGTGGAATATTTCATCAGTTACAAATATGGAAAATATGTTAAATAATTGTGGACTTTCTGTTACAAATTACGATGCTATTTTAAATGGATGGGCGAACGGGGGATATGCACCCAATGGAATTACATTAGGCGCAGATGGATTATTTTATGATTCAGTAGGTCTAACAGGACGAAATATGCTTATAGGTGATTATGAATGGATAATTCTTGGAGATCAACCTGTAGTGCCACCAATTTGTTATTCTCATGGTACAATGATTCTTTGTAATGATGGATATGTACCAATTGAAAAACTTAAACCAGGTCATTTAGTTAAAACATATCGACATGGATACTTACCAATTGAATTAATTTGTAAAGGTAGAATGGTAAATAATCCTAAAGAACCAATGAAGTGTATGTATAGATTACCATCGATGAATGATGACTTCGATGACCTCGTTGTAACAGGAGGACATGGTATACTTACAAAATCATTAACTCGTCATGAAATACATGCAGATTCTATGTGGTTTAGAAAAAATAAAAGATATTCCATAATCGATGGAATGTATCTCCAAAGAGCTGCATTTTCTAAGAATTTTATTAAGATAAATTCGAATGATGAATATATTTATTATCATTTTAGTTTAAAAGGATCTCATGGAAGACGATATGGAGTTTATGCGAATGGTGTTCTTTCAGAAAGTACATTTAGTCGAGATATTTTAAAACTTAAATACTGGGTATAAATTCCCATTTACAATCATTACATATTCCTTTCCATATAAGATCATGTTGATAAAGTATTTCTCTATTTTTAAGCAATGGAAAACAATTCAAAAATTCATCTTTATTAAGGAGTTCACACATTTTATAAAGTACATAATTGTAATTCAGAAAATTTTTTCTATCAGGACAAATTAATCTAGAATACTTCTCAAAAGGTATTTGAATTTCATCAAACATTATTTTAAGCTGTTCTTCTAATTCTGAAGTTAATTTAGGAGCACGAAGTCCACAAAATTCATTAATAATTGTTGGAATATGTTCGTAGTATTTATTATATTTCAACTTTTTAAGATAACTTTTTACAAGTGATGGTGTAAATAAATTAGGATCTGTAATGTTATATTTTTTAAACTCCTTGGTTAGATCTTCAATTATCTTTGGTGGTATTGTAGTATTTTCTTTTGCTTGGAGTTGATTTAGACATTCTTGAAAATGGTTATTTCGTTTGTAGTTAAATACATTTACTTGTTCGATATTATCTGAATAACTTACTTGATCTTCATCATTTGTTAATATATTCACACTTAATCCACAAGATATACATATTTCATCTGCTGCTTTTTGGTCGTATATAAATTCGAATGAACCACAGTTTTTACATTTTAAACAATTATCTTGTTTAATCTGTATTGGTTTTAATTCTGGATTAAATTTTGATATATATTCATTATATAGTTCTATCTTTGTATTGTCTACTTTAGAATTTATAAAAGTATCAAGAACACCATCTTTTTTAGATTCTTTATTATTGTTTGGGCCGTTCTTGTGTATTATTTTAAAAAAATCCAATAGATAATTTGTACGATCGACATCATTTTCAATATTGGATATTTTTTCTTCTAATTCTACAATTCTAATGGAATCCAAATTAGGTTTCTTTTTAAGATTATTAAGTTCAATAATGTATTTATTTAAATTATTATGTTCTTGATCGAAGAAGTCCATTTTTCTATCATGTAATTCATTTAAACTACTCCGAGTATCTGTAACATGATCTTTTTTAGATAATTTAAAACTTGCCATCAATTAATTATTTTTAAATCTTTAATTAATTTAAAAATAATAATGTTATCTTATATAAAATATGTTTAATCCAATAAATTTTCAATATGAATGGTGTGTAAATCCATCGGATCCAAGACATAGAAATGCATATCCAGATGTTACTACTTATCAGAATGGTACATCGAGTTGTTCTCCAAATGTTGGAATGGCACCAGGATTATACAGCCCACCCACTCTTAATGATATCGCAGTCGCAAATGAAAAGGCCGTTAATAAATTAGATTCAACTTTTTTAAATGGATTTTATAAACCAGCTGGAACTCCTGAAGTTACCATGTCAAAATTTTCTAATACAACATTACAGCCACCAAGACCTGCTGAATTGTTTCAGAATGCATGGATTACCAAGGCAGCAGAGGCATTTAATGTTCTACCCGATCCTACTTTCTCTGTATTCTTTTCTGATGCAAATATAGAACATCTTAGAACCACAATTGTTAGAAAGGTAAAAGAAATAACATCCGATTCCGGAGTTTCTGGTTCTAAGGAAGGTGTTACTATAATGAAACCAAATATGGATGATTTTTTTAATTTTATGATAAATATGTATCAGAACTATATCTCAAGAAATGGCTCAATATGCTTTGTTAATTTTAATAGACCAAGCAATATTCAAGAAGAAATTGGAAAACTAAATACAAGTGTTTTACAAGATTACATTTCAAAGATGGTATCTCAAATAAATATGTATATTTATTACTATCGCGATGCTTCTCAGTTACCCGAACAATTATCAGTTCCAACTATGACATCCATGAAAGGTAGTCGTAGTCTTGAATACAATACCGGTCTTGTTTCTGGAAATTCTATTGGCGTTGCAAGTTACAACGAAGTTGGAAATATTTATTAAAATAACGCTCTTAATATGTTTTTGGGTGGTATTGCTCCACCACCCGACTTTACCGGTGTGTCAGTTACGCCTTGTGTAGCGTCTAATGGTTGCATAACATCTATTCCTTGGTTGTATATAGCAATACTGTGATTTGTTATATCAGAGTTTTGTTCTATACCGAAAATATAAATAGGCATCACAGAATACAATTTATTATTTATTTTTTCAGGTGATTCCGGTACAATATCAAAATAATTTACTATTGAAACTACATTAGCCTTTTTAAATGATTGAACGAAATCTAGATTACCTGTTTTGGGACAACCAAATACGTAAATATTCAAGTCTATACCTGGAAATTTATTTAATAACTCATATCCAGCTATTAAAGCAGTCGATGCTCCTAAACTATGCCCCGTTATAAAAACTTTTTTTCCGGAATTTTTACCGATAATGTCAAATAATTGATCTTTTAATGAATCGAAGTATTTATGGAAACCAGTATGGACGCTTACAGTTGTTCCTGGATAAGTATATGAATTAAATTCTGCATCAATTATTTCATCTCCTCTAAAATACGTTCCTCTAAATGAAACAATAATTGAGTCATTAAAAATATAAACTAATCCTGCATTATTTGTACTCTTAAACCATAAGGTACTTACTGTAGCTGTTAAATGATAAATATTATCCACAGGAACTTTGTCTGGTGTAAATAAAGGATACTTGCATACATCATTATAAGCACTTGTTACAAAATTTAATAAATATTTTGAAGTACCTTTTAATGAATCATCCGATGATGTAACAGTATTATAATTTATTTTACCACATGGAAATATTTGTTTATTTAGATGTGAAAGTTTAAATAATATAATTAATATAATTAAAAGTATCAATACTAGGAATATTATTATGGTAGTTTTCATTTAGAAATTGTAATTATTTTTTTAATCGAAATAATTTCCTCCCAATAACGGTTCATTAACAAATAACTGTGAGTCTTTAAACTTTATAATTGCAAAAACAAGTAAACTTACAACAATACCTGGAAGTATGTTTCTAGTGATTATAACACTTGGTTTTGATTTGTTTTTATCATTTGAAACAAGATACATACTAACAGAAACAATTACAAATACTATAATAGGAATAATATACAAAAACATTTGTTAATTATACATATTATTTTTAAATTTATGGATTAACGAACTTATTCAATTAACATTAATCCCATGGCTGCATAATTATGGAGATCAATGAGTGTATCTTTTAAACTTTCCGATTCTATGAGATTTATTCCATTTTTTGTTATTGTTAATGATCTTTGAATTTTATCTTCAATTCTCATTAAAATTCCAATTATTCCAAATTTTGCGAATGCGTCTCCATAGTCTGCATTCTTCTTAATAAATAACTCTAGAGCTTCTTGTTGAATTATTTTTAACTGAGATACTCTATCAGTCATTTGTTAAGTGTATATTTTTAAAATTTTGTTAAAAAAACGAATATCTATTATCTTGTTGAACGGGTTGTTGTTGAACGGGTTGTTGTTGAACGGGTTCTGATTCGGAACTTGAACTTGAACTTGAACTTGAACTTGAATCAGAATCAGAATCTTCTTGTTGAAATTGTTGAACTGGCTGTGGTAGTGGTTGTTGAAATTGTGGTTGTGGTAGTGGTTGTTGAAATTGTGGTTGTGGTAGTGGTTGTTGAAATTGTGGTTGTGGCGGTATTTCATTAATAATTTCCTGAGGTTTTATAAACCCATTGTGATCCATATTAAAGTTTTTTACTGGCTGTTCCTCATTGTCTGAGTCAGATTCAGATTCAGGATCAGGATCTGCAACTCTCTCTCCATGTATGGATTCTTCATCGGAATCACTTAGATCTTCAGAATCGGGCTCAGAATCGGAATCAGGATCTGCATTGTCATTAAGTGCATTTGCTAGGTATTCTTGAAGAATATTATCGAATGGTAACATCTGTCTGATTGTTTCATCTACAGAATATCTAATAATATCGATAACGGCTTTTTTATTTTGTTGAACTTTTCCAATATTATTTGTTTTGTGATAAAATAAAAATGGATCATAAAAAATTTGTTGCGCGGATTCTATGTATATGGAGTGAATGAAGATATCACTTGATGGAATTTTTACTCTGATATTTTCATTTTTACCTTTAAGACGAATACTTGCAAGTATTTTTACATTACTTACAAAAATTGCAGTTACTATATCCATAATATAAGGACACTTTTTCTTAATGCGTTTAGATTCTTCTTGGAGAATTGTTTGATTCCATTTAGGAATTTCTTTTAATAATTTTTGAAATGTTTGAATGGTATGTTTTCCTTGTGAAATTTCAAGTGAGTCATCATAAATACTATTGATACCTTGAATTATTAAAGGACATACTATACTTTTAAGTTGTTCGATATATTCATTTCTTGCCGCAACTAAAACTTCTATATTTACAGAATTCTTCATTTATTAATACTAATTACTTTATTTAAATATTTTATACGTAATATTAAATAATTGGTATTATTAATAATGAGTTGTAAATTACGTTTGGAGATACCTCAAAACAAAATAAAAGAAGTTAATTTAGATCTTTTTAAAGGTTATGAAATATCCGGAATTATTAATTGTGACGAAAACGATCAAGTACATTCAATTTCTAAAAATAAAGGTGATTCCGATAGTGTATATACTCCCAATCATGTAATTAATTACCATACTCACCCCATAAGTGCGTACAAAGAGGGAGGGACAATATGGGGATGGCCTTCTGGAGAAGACATCAGAGAAACTCTAAAATTTGCATTGGCAGGTAATAAGGCACATCTTGTTTTTACAGTTGAAGGTATTTATTCTATTCAAGTAAGTCCATGTAAAATAAAAAAAATGAAAAATTTATTAAATTGTGAAGAACGTGGTATTCTTATTTTTATAATAGAAGAATATTTCAAAACTACTCATAATTTTAGAGGTATTGAAGAAGTAAATAAACTCCGTAAAAGAAATATTAACATAAATCCATATTCATACATTGAGTTTATTAATAATTTTGATATTTCCAACTTGGGTTCTGTAAAAACAATCGTTCATAAGAAAACAGAAAACTTTGGAAATTCTTTTAGTAAAATTCCTAATGTTGGATTTCCAGAATTTGAAGACGACTACATCGTAAATGTTCCCATGAAAGAATATGTTTCGCCAGAAGATCTTAAGGAAATACTCCATATTTCTGAAACTGGAAAAGAATTAAATGATCGAGTAAATAATGCAATTTCAAAATTCAAAATAATTCTTAAAAAGTTTAATGCAAGTAAATGTACTTCTTCATGGAATAACAATCCAAATTCTTGGTTCTGGGTAAACTTTTTTCCAAGTAATTACTACGATTCAAAATTGAAAAAATCACCAAGTAAAATGGACCAACCGATAGTTATTTTAAAACAACCCTTCATTAAGATTTTTTCAAATTCTTCTGAAGGCTGCTCCATATCCGAAATTGGAAAAATACACAACTTTAAAATAAATAAAAGAACGGAATCCTTTAAAAATACCTTTGGTAACGGTGAAGTTACACCCCAACAAAGATTTTTATTGTACCGAATTGTAGTACTTGATAATGATTATATTCCGGAATCACTTCAATTCAAAGTTAATGAATTCATCACCAAAAATAAATTAAAAGTACCGATGATTTCATTAAATCAAATTGAAAATGAAATTAAAAAAATTAATAAGCCTTAATATATCCAGCAGATGGATCACCCAACGTTGTATATTCATTATTAACATATGGAAATGCACGATTAATTTCTTGTTGATCGTTCATGAAAAGATCATCAACACTACGAGCACCTGAATAACAGGTTGCTGGTAGTGCTTTCTCAGAATCATAAATAACACCTGGGCGATTATTGTGACCGAGATCCCATTCAATACGCCCGTTATGGATTCCTTTCTCAATACCAAGAACATAAGCATTTGAACTTGTTTTTGCTGCATCAGGAGCCCAAACGTCATTGTATCCACCTCCTATGAATGTATCGTCTGGTAAATTTTTCATATTCATGTAACTGAAATCTTGAGGATTTGTATTACAATAGAATGCTGGAATTTGTCCATCACCACTTGGATTCCATATAACTGAAAGTGGATTATTAAGTAATGGCGCAATTTGATAAGATGCTGTATATCTATTTTCAATACCATCAACTGGCTGATTAAGTAATAATGAGAAATTATTAGGTTTTTGACTCATTTGAATATCTTGAAGTGGTTTAACAGTTTCTCCAAGAGCATTATTGACTGGATAATAGAACCCTTCACTTTCAGTTTCAAGATTGTAATTTAATTTGAGACCAGCAGTTGTAGGTTTTGTAATCAATCGGTAATTCTGTTCGCGAGTTCCATCTGGTCTTGCTCCATTATATGTTCCTGGACCATCAACATTAAAATCTGGAACTGGTTGAGTATTTTTACCAATTGCAGCATCTGGATTCTGTACGATACTATTGTTAATACCAGTTGTAGCCGCACATGGAAAATATGAATACTCTGTAGCTGCTCTTAGTCCATAATTTGAGGAACCTCCAATTCGGACATCCTTTCCATTAATTTTAGCATATTGTGGAATAAATTGAGTATACAAGGCTTGTGCTTTTGAAACAGGTGCAACTGAACCATCATAAGCATACAAAGTTGTTTCTTTCATGGTAGGACGGACTTGGTCTTGTAAAACACTCTGAAACTCTTGAGGACCTGTAAAGTTAATTTGGGTTTGGACTGTTGGATAAAGATCACCGCGGTCTGTTTCAATTGCGTATATACCTTCTCTGTTTTCTGGTAAATCTGAAAAAACAGATTTTACATTTCCTTCTGGTTGTGGATTAAGATTGAGATCACTTATTGATCTAAGTGAAAGATCATAAGAACTATTAAATTTTTCAAAATCAAGTGATTGCATGGGTGCTGCTCCGACTGGACCCATAGGCCCAGTACCGGGTACAGCTAAATCAATATAATTTGAATTCATTTTACTAATACAAATTATTTTAATTTTCGTTTAATAACATAATAATTTAATAAATTGGTATATTAAATATGAGTATTCCCCAAGATGGAAATTTTTTAGGTTTAAGTTGTCAATTAGGTGGTCTTCGATTGAATGGTATAGCTGGTGATACTCCATATGCAGGAACAGCACCGTCTCTTAGATTTGTTACTATTGATGATCCCAATGTCGTACAAAATATTGATCCAGCTCCTGAAATTGTTGGCTATTTAGAAGTTAAAATTGGAAATGTTGATTCATCTGGTAATGGGAATTTTACACAACCTTTTTATATTCCTCTATACCAGCAAGTCCAATTCTGAAGTCCACATCTGAGCTGTACTTGTTTTCTTTACATTTTCTAATTTATCTGCGAGTGCTTCCATTTTTGCTATGAGTTCAGCGATCCGCTCTTGTGTTAGAGTCCAAAGTTTGAGTTCCAAAAGATAATCATAAGAATCATTTACCTTACAGATGTCTCCGACTTTTTCAATTTGAGCGACAATGTCCGCTTTCTTTTTATTAAATACTACTATCTTCTCAGATATTACATATTTAATAAATTTTACTTTTGAATCGAAAATTTTAAGTTCAGCCGATAAGGTATCGATAAGATACTTTTTTCTTTTTACGAAATGTGTTGACCTTACTTTATAAAAACGGTAGATAATTTCTTCAGGACAACTAATCTTTCTAATTTTGCAATCTGCATCAAAGACATGCATGTTTGAAGTATTGATTGAACTGGTAAGTTTGAGTTTCTTAACAAGTTCATTCTTGGTAATGAGATCATCAATTATCGTCTTTTGCATAACAATCTTGAAGGAAATCTTCGTGTCATCACAGTTATTTTTGTAATCAATAATTTCATTTGTTTCAAGAAGTGATTCCAGAAATTCTTTGTAAGTTTGCGTCCATTTTCCAATCGGTAGTTCTGTAACTTCAATACTAGTTGGACTTCCACGATTCCATACACCTGTTGAAATGTACTTATTATCAGATTCTTTTACAATCGTCCCCTTAAAACCAGCATACCACGGAACCATTTCTCTAAGCTCAGTATCGGGATTATTTATTAGTAACTTTAGATTATGGATAATGTCCTTTGGATTGTAGCAAGGAATATTTGTAGAATATCCAGTTCCGATACCTTCCGATCCATTCACCAAAATCAATGGAATAATTGGAATATAATACTTAGGTTCAATCGATAGTCCATCGTCATCAAGATACTCAAGTAATAAATTGTCATATTCATTAAATAAGGTTTTTACATTCGAAGTGAGCCTTGTAAAGATATATCTTGGACTACCTGAATCCTTGCCTCCTTGAAGACGAGTACCAAACTGACCGATTGGTTCGAGAAGATTGATATTGTTACTTCCTACGTAGTCCTGAGCCATATTGATAATTGTTCCTTGCAAACTGGCTTCACCGTGATGATAACTGGTATGTTCGGAAATATAACCACTAAGTTGAGCTACCTTTATTTCAGAATACAAATTTCGTTTGATACAACCAAACATTACTTTTCTCTGAGAAGGTTTGAATCCATCCATTAAATTTGGAATACTTCTTTCAAGATCGGCAATTGAGAAATTGATAAGTTCATGATTGATGAACTCGCTAATTGACTGTTTTGATACAGAAAAATCGAGTGACAAATTCTTTCCAGTCGAATCTTTTATCCAATCTTTGCGAGCATCTTCAAATCCTTTCTTGAATGCTTTTGTAATATCTGCATCGGTTTCAGAAGTAATTGAATAATTAATCGTTTGTTTTGCTAGATTGGTGAAATATTCTTTTGCCTCAGCTGCTGTAGAAGTACCCAAACCCTTGTAATATTTAATATGCCATGCTTTTGAATTTTGAACTGTTTCCTTCCACTTAAGGAATTCTTGCTGATTGTAGAATGGTTTGATTTCCTTTCCACGACTGACTTTGACAATTGGAGTAACGATACAGCTGATAAAAGAATCAAATTTCATAAGACTCGGCCAGAATGCATGGATAAAGTTTATAATAAGTCCTTTGATGTGAGATCCATCATTATCGGCATCTGTAAAAATCATGATTCCTCCGTATCGAAGATCCTTGAGATTGGTATATTCCTTATTTTGCTGAAGACCGAGAATCTTTTTGAGATTATTAATTTCCTCATTCTTGAGAAGCTGAGCTGGACTTGCATCACGAACATTTAGAAGCTTACCACGAAGAGGGAATACACCGTAGTAATCACGACCAACTACAGACAATCCAGCAACTGCCGATGCTTTTGCTGAATCTCCCTCTGTAAGAATAAGTTTGCAACGATATCCTTCAGATCCACCTGCTTTGTTGGCATCATCCAATTTTGGAATACCGGTTAGGCGAAATTGTTTGCGTCCATCGGTTTTGGAAAGACTTTTTGTTTCCTTGGCTTTGGCTATATCAATCACATTTGCTGTAATTCCAAGACGATCAACCTTCTTGATGAAATCTTCCGATAATTCACACTTCGATCCAAATTTTGAACTTTTGGTAACATGGTTTTCTTTGGTCTGACTACTGAATGTTGGATTTTCAATTAAAGAATTTATAAAAACGAAAATGTTGTCTTTGATGTAACTCGGCCTAATATTGATATCCTTGTGTTTCTTTTCAAGCTGTTCTTTTAATTTGTAAATTATTTGATTCAAGATGTAATCCACGTGAGTACCACCATCTGAAGTACTGATTCCGTTTACAAAAGACACCTGAGTAAATTTATCATAAGGATTAAGTGTTATAGCTACTTCCCAACGATCGTTGATTTTTTCATAAACACGAGGTGTTTCTGATTTAGAACCTATATACAAGTTGACATAAGTTTCAAAGTCTTTAACAGGGATTTTATCAGAATCGAAATAAATAACAACACCTTTGTTTGTAATAGCCGAACCATCATAGACACGAGTCTTGAAAAGAAGATAAGTATGTTCGTCAAGCCCATCTTGCATACCAAAACGAATATAGTCTGGAATAAAACTGATCTTGACAAATGCTTTTTTCTTAGAACTAGTAACCTTGGGCCCACTTGTTTTTGACATGTTGTTTTCCCAAGTCTGAATGTAATGAGATTTTCCATCACTGACTTCAACTACGAACTTTTTTGAAAATGCATTTGTAAGTTTAGCTCCATATCCGTTAAGTCCACCAACAGTCCTAGCTTCGGTATCATCATAATTGCTAGATGTATGAAATTCTCCAAAAATAATTTCCGGAACATATTTTTTGAGATCTTTGTGAATTTCTACAGGAATACCAAGACCATCGTTGAAAATGCTGATCTCTCCAGTTTCACGATTCACAGTTACTTCAATTTTCTTGAGAGAATTATCTCTTTGCGAATGGTCTGTTGCGTTAGTAAGAATTTCATCAAAAATTTTATAAAGACCTGGGCTGTATGTAATCAGTTTTTTAGACATTTTGGAATCGATGAGTATCCATCTTTCAGCTGTAATCGGATCGATATCACCAATATACATTCCAGGGCGATGAAGTACATGTTCGAGTTGGGATTTCTTCTGGTAGGTTTCTTCGATTGATTTTGCTTTTGAATTCATGTTGAATTCAAGTTCTTAATGTAATTAACAATTAAGTTCTTAAATACCTTTATATTTTGTTTTTTTTTACTTTTGTTCTGCTACGGCAACAATAGCTTCAGCTTTTCTTGGAACATTTAAAACATCGTTTCCTTTCATGATTGTTGGAAATCCCTGTACACGATGGTCTTTCATGTAATTCTTTCCCTCAGGGGTATCTGAATTTAAAAGTACTACTTTATTTGACATTTCAGCTGCCTTTTGGAATTCTGGCTTGGCTGCCTTGCAGTGTCCACACCAATCTGCATAGACAATTACAACTGAATCGTTCGTTATTGCTTTTTCAGATGCAGGTGTAGTTTTTACCTGCTGTGATGATGCCTGAAAAGATGACTTACATAATGCCAATATGACAAAAACAAGTACGATAGCAGCGATAACTAAAACAACTGTCATAGAGTCAACTTCTAACATTTATATAAATAGTTCAATTATTTTAAATTTACTTAAAAATTAATTAATATTAATATTAAAATGAAGGGATACATTTGTTCTAAAAATGAAGACTCCGATGACGATGCCGATGGTATTCAAATAGACCCAAGTGCTATTTTTGGAAATATGCTAAAAAAGGAAAATGACATCAGAGTTGATGGAAATAAAATTTATTTTCACAAGGAAGTATCTAGAGAATCTGTGTTGAATTTAATTTTCACACTAAACCAAACAGTAAAAAAGATAAAAAATACATCCGATCAAATTGGAGTAGACGATTATCCTCCCGTTTATTTATTTATCAATAGTGGTGGGGGTGATTATTATGCAGGTATGTCCGCTTTCGATCACATTAAGAATATGGAATATCCTGTTTATACAGTTGTTGATGGACTAACAGCAAGTGCTGGTACATTTATCAGTTTAGCTGGAAAGAAACGTCTTATGTTAAAAAGTAGTTGGGTTTTGATTCACCAGATTAAAACATGGTTTAGTGGATACAACACTTTTGAGGAACTTAAGGATGAAATGTTAAATACTACAAATATCATGAATTCATTAAATAATATGTACCTTGAGAATACAAAAATTTCAAAAAAGAAACTTGATACATTCTTTAAACACGATCTATATCTTGATTCAACTCAGGCTCTTAAACTTGGAATAGTAGATGAAATTTATAATTCTAATAAAAGAAAGAGAAATACTTAAAGAAAAAGCATTTGAAAAACATATAAAGAAACCGAAATTTTTTTTCGTGACCCCCCCTCGAAATGAAGGTTTTCACGGGGGGGTCACGAATTGAAAATTCAAAAATCTAACTTTTGATTTTTGAAAATAAAAATTAAAATTCAAAGAAAAGTTTAAAATTTTATTTTATTTTTTAAAAAGGTAAAATATGGATAAAGTTTTTTTAAAAAGTTGTTTATCCATATTTTTACCTTTTTTAAAAATCCGTTGTATTGTAGTTTTTCAAACCCCAAAATATAGATGGTTTTTTAAATTATATCGTTATAAGTTAATAAATTAAAAAAGGTAAGTAAGAATATTCGAATGAATATTAAGATGTTTATCCATATTTTTACCTTTTTAAAAACTTTAAAAAAATTTGGGAAAAAGTTTTCGGAACTTTTAACAACTTTGTGTTTTTTTACAAAAGTATTACTTACTTAAAAACACAAAGTTAATACTAATAAGATATGCCTCGTCCTTCTAAATATGATGATCCTACTGAAGTGGAACGAATTAAATATTTTACAAAAATATTTATGTATAATTCAGAATCATTCAAGAATATTGGTCCTGTAGTTGAAATTATAAAAAATATTGATACGTCTATAATTGCATACAAGTATGGAAAACACCAAGAAACAATAAAATTATATGGTTGTCAGTATTTTCATCGTGTTATTGGATATGAACTTTTAAAACCGAATGACTACCTAGATACAATTCTTAATGGAATGGTAAAGTTTATATTTATATTTAGTAATTCAAGTGACAACATTTCAAGTAATTTATTAAATCTTGCAGAAAAATACAAAAAGTTTATAATTTGTTATTCCGATTTGGATTCAAAATATCACTTTTACGATTATTCTGGATATTTTGAAAAAAGTACATATTCTAATGCAATCGATATAATAAATAAAATGAAGGAAGTAAATGATTTCATAGAATTTAAAAAAATTGTCGATATATTTCCTGAATTTGATATTATTCCAGAACCTTCTAAAGATACAGAAGGTTGTCTTGACCGATGTGTTGAAATTCTAAGAGCTAATTATCTAGAAGAAAAAAATAATAGAAATGAACGATCGGTAAAAATAATTCCATACATAAAAGATCCAGTATTTAAAAGGAAAACAATTCCAAAACCGATTAAAAGTGAACCAGAACCTATTATTAAAAATAGACTCACCGATTTTTTTAAGAAAAAGATTTAAAAAAATAAGAACTTATTAAGTAAAATGAATAAGATTATTACCCCTACTCGTAAGTTAAACTTTCAAGATGTCATGATTGTACCTAAAAAATCCATATTAAAATCAAGAAAAGATGTAAATCTTAATGTAGGGTATACTTTTAAAAATTCTAAACGTGATTGGTCCGGTATTCCTTTGGTATGTAGTAATATGGATTCAATTAGTAATTATAAAATGTATAACGTTCTAAACGAACATTCAATTATGAGCTGTACGAGTAAACATCTCGAACCATATGATTACGACCTTATGTATCTTGAGAAATATACATTCATGCCAAGTATGGGGATAAAAGAATCAGACTTTTCCAGAATGGATATAATTATTGATAATTATAACCCCCAATTTGTATGCATCGATGTTGCAAATGGATACATGGATGAATTACTTTTTGCAATTGACAAATTTTATGAAAATTATTACAATAAGAATATTACTTTATGTGTTGGTAATGTTGTTACACCTGAACGCGTTGAACTCCTTATTAATGATTTCGGAGTAGATATTGTTAAAATTGGTATTGGATCAGGAGGTGTTTGTACTACATCTACAAAGACAGGTGTAGGATATCCTCAATTATCTGCTATTTTAGAGTGCAAAGAAGCTGCGGAGTCAAACGGAGGCCATATAATGTCAGATGGAGGAATAAAGACTAATGGAGATATCGCAAAGGCTTTTGGTGCTGGAGCAGACTTTGTAATGCTTGGGTCCATGTTAGCAGGACATCTAGAATGTGATGGTAAAATTATAATGGAAAATGGAGAAGTATATATGAAATTTCATGGAATGTCTTCTTCGGATGCGATGAAAAAGCATTCTGGAGGTGTAAGTGATTACCGTGCAGCAGAAGGTAAAACAACTTTGGTGAAATTTAAAGGACAACTTAAAGATACCATAAAAGATATTTTAGGTTCTTTAAGAAGTACTTGTACTTATGTAGGGGCTGAAAATCTCAAAGAACTTTACAACAACGTTCAGTTTATTGTAATTTAAGTTTCTTGAAATCTAAATCGAACTCTGGTATTGATTTACGTTTGAGACTAACACTTGACATTAAATTAGATAAGTCATCTTCACGTTCATTTCTAAATCTTTGAATTGATTCAGAATATATTTTATTAAGATTCCTTTTTGCTCTTAAACGTATGTTTATGTCACTTGGAGAAATGTTTCCAACACTTACACCGTATGCTTTTTCATATGCCATTTTTTTAGTTAATGGATCTAGTTTGGCAAAGTCACGATCAAGTACTTCGTTGCAGTATTCTAGACAACAATCTCCATTTATATAACAATTTGTTCCACGGGAGGTAAGCTGGTTATAAACATAATCAGCTGGTATTTGAGCTAACTTCTTCGCATTTTCCGGTCCAAATTCTGGTAATGCTTGATTGTAAAAGTATTCAAATACCTTTGAAGCGCGTTCCATAATGAACTTCACCATTTTAGTTTAACGCAATAAAATTATTAAAAATTATATTTTTGCTATTTATGTACCCAGTAATATAAATATTAAAAATATCATCTCTTGTCTGATTTATATTCATTATTTCATTTTTAAAACGAGAATCAAGTATTTGAAAAATAATATTTGATTGTGTATCTGAGTATGCCTTGTTTGATATATTTATTAATGACATAATTAGATCAAGAAGTTTAATTTTTGAATTACTTTGTTCCATAGTTGCAATATCGAATGCAATTGTACCGAGTTCATCAACTATATTTACCGGGCAATTATTGCATAATCCACCATCATAATAGTAATTATTTTTTATTTTGTATGCAGGAAATAAAAATGGTAAAGAACTACTTGCTATTATTGCATCTATAACTTTTATATCTGGTGTGTTGATATGATTGAAGTATTCTATTTTTGATTCATTAATATTTAATGCATTTGTAGTATACAATATTTTAGAATAACGATATAATTCCAAGAAAGTAATGTCTGGATCTATTTTGGTACTCATGATTTCTTTAATTTTAGTATAGTAAACATTTCCACTTATTAATGATTGGTTAACCAGTATGTGATCTATATCGATATCAACAAGTTCTTTGAAATTTAAATTCATAACAAAATCAAGAAGAAAATCATTCGATATACCAAGTAAATAAAATAAACCAAATACTGCTCCAATTGAAACTCCGACTATTTGTTCTATGTCTTTTAATTTGACAACTTCATTTAAAGCTTTTATCGTTCCTATATAGGCCCAACCTTTTAGACCCCCTCCTGAAAATACTATATTCTTTATCATTTAATTATACTTAATATCTTATCTTTAAAGGTTTGAACTATTAAACCTTCATTAGTGGGAGCAAACTTTGATGCTACATTCTTAAAAAACCAAACTTCTATAATACCTATTAATAAAAATACAAGTATTAGTTCTCCAAGTATATGGAGAAGCGTGTCATTACAATAATGGAAAAAATTAATAGGTACTAAATTTATAAACATTACAAGAAGTATTAAAAAGAAAATTACAATAAATATTTCTTCTTTGACCTTTGTATTTATTTCTTCTGTTAGACGATCCTTACTTGCAGAAAATTGAGCGATAAGATCGTCAAAATATTCTGGTTTGAGAATACTCTTTTCTATCTTTAACTTTCCAAATAAGTTATTTACCGTTTTATCATCTTTGTTATTTAATTGATTGATAAAACCAGTTATTTTAGGTTTTGCTGCATTAATTCCTAATCTCGCGGCAAAACCTAATGGATCAGTTCCATCTTTATTACATGGAACTGAATCTGTTGGAGAACATGTTGCGCCAATACCGTCAATAAAGTTATTTTCATAATCTGGTACTGGTGGTGATTTTATAAAATCTACAATATTTTCTGTTATAAATGTTTTAGATATACCGAGACTTGCAACATCAAAATTATTTATATAATTTATAACCTCTTTATTTAAAGCATCGGCTTCTATTTTTGAAATATAAAATAAAAACAATGAGCTTAATATTATAAACAAAATAAGAACATGTAATGAAACATTATTTAATAGTTCAAATTTTTTAGGGGTTTTCTTACAAGCATTCATTTACTATATAAGTAATCTTTTATTTTTTGTAATAATGCTATTTTTACTTTATTAACATCAATTGTTATATATCTACTTCCAAAATATGTTAAAAATACATATTCTGTTATACCCACAAACAGAAGAATTATAAATGAATCAATAATTACATGATTTATGTTGAATTGTTTAAAAAATCCTACATTTTTGTTTTTTGATATAATATAAAGGGCTCCTACAATTCCGATTACAATAAGAGTAGTTATTAATAATATTTCACCGGCCTTTATCATAATGGCTTTATTATTGGAATCTATCTTGTCATCATTCTTTTTAATGCTAGGTGATTTTGGGTCAATTGATTCAACTGATTTAACAAAATTATCACAATTGACTACCTTATTTTTACAAACAAATCCTAAAATGGGTCCTACAGTTTGGTCGACTAAAAAATTTAACTGATCTTTTACTACGTTTTGTTCGGTTATTGCAGCATATGTAAAAAAGAATATACTGATAAATATAAAAAAAAGTATTACTTCGACCAAAACAGTTGATACAAATTCAGCATTAAACATCTTAATTAAAAGTAATGATTATTTTTTTTACATAAAAATAAAATACTTTAAAACTGTGTCTAAGTTTTCTTAATAAAATGAGATGCTCTTTATGCAAACACGAAGGTCACAACAAGCGTTCTTGTAAACTTGTAAAAAAGGAATCTGAAACCGATGTAAAGATAATTAAAACAATAAAAATAAACATGAACGAAACCGCCCATAATATGCTTATTCGTATTATAGAAAATCAAAAACAAAAAGAAGAAAAACAAGATATATGGAAAAATAGTCCATACCGAGAATTAGTAAAATTACAGAAAAACAACGTTGGTATTGTAGGAGAAGAATTAATTAATGATATTTGTAGATCTATAAATATTGTTGCTGAGTGTGATGGAACAAAGACAAAAAAACTTGGCGGTGGAGAAGGTGATGGAAAGATTATGGGAATACCTATTGAAATAAAAACCGCTCATCAAGGAGCATCATCTTCACAAAGTTTCCAACATGAATTAGGAGAAGTACCTTGGAAGGGTGGTAAATATATTATATTTGTTGATATTTCTCCAGATTGTATATATATAACAATTTTTAGAAACTTTGAAGAAACGGTTTATAAAAGTGGAGAAAAACTTCCATGTTTTCCAACTAAATCAGTAACTTGGAGAAAGGAAAAAGGAGCATTCAAGTTAGACACGTCAGTAAAGATAAATGAAACAAGTATTGAAAAAGGACATGCTATAAAGATTACTCCATCGACACCTAATGAACTGATTGCTTCGTTTATTAAAATGAATATTGTTTAAACAAATTGGTCGAATATAATACTTGTTCTTAAATTATATGCTGAATTAGTTGAAAGAAAACTAATTGAAGACCAATCAATATTTTCTGCTTTATGTATCATATCCACCTTTTCATTAAAAAATACAATACCATAACCTTTTTTTCCAGGAAGCTCAACAAAACTTTTATAAATTCTCATATTATCTTTTCCAAAACATGTTGATGGAAGATATATATCGCATTTTCCAATCATATTTTTATTTCTAGTTGTTGCAATTGTTCCTCCGTCAGATATAGAATAAACTCTCATTTTTTCATGAGAGTTTATTTTAATATCGTATTTTGAATTTGAATGATGTTTAGACCATATTTGAAATACACCATTTACCTTTACTTCTTGATTGCTAGGACTATAAAACATAGCTGATAATCCTTCACTATAGATCAAATTATACCCTTTTACTCGTTTACGAGGAGATCCTTTACCATCACTCTCAAATAACTGCGGTAGAATAAAACATACGTAATCTGCAAAACTATGGGAATGATTTATAAAATTCAAAGCAAGATGTCCTCTTAGACCAAATGGTGGATTTCCAAATACTATATATTTTTTTGATATATCTTTAGGTTTCCAAGTTAGATAATCCTGTTTATGTATTTCATTTGAACGAGGCTCAACATCAAGACCAATAGATCCTTTTGGTAAAAAATTTAGAAAACTTCCATCACCTGCAGATGGTTCAATAAAGATATATTCATTTGTGTTTACGTTTGTTTGATGTATGAATGTTTCCCAACATTTTTTTGCTAGATCTTTTGGTGTAAAAAATTGATCTTTTAGAGAATATGGATATTTACTGTAATCTATTTCTTTACTCAGAAGCTTATACAACTCAAATGTATATTGTATAGGAACATTTTTTAGTTCAATCCATCTTCTGAGTGTACCAACACAAAGATTAAGTTTGACAGATGTTTCCTTTATAGACATTTTTTCTAAACACTCTTCAAGTAAATCCATATTTGTGAGATCTGGATCAATAAGTTTGAGAATATCTTCCTTTTTCTTTCCACTATAACCTGAAATATTCTTTTCCTTACAAATTGCAACAAGTTCCTCTCTAGTTTTTTTTGAATTTACGTTATCCATCTTCCTATATGTATATAGGATATTTCTTAAAATAATTTTAAAGTAAGGATTTTTTTACATAAAAATAAAATACTCTAAACCAAATGAGTTTATTAAGTTAATAAATGGACTATGAAATCAACAAAACAAAGTATGTCGCTCTTGTAGGTCACGTCCAATCAGGAAAAACCAATGAAGAATTAAAATACTGTTTTCAGAGTAACGTAGTTTATAAACTTCCTGTTATTTTTATTGTTAGAAATATAACTGCCGATCAATTACAATTGTATCACCGAATAAATGATTTTAACAATAAAAATAATTGCAACTTAAATTGTAAAATTCTTTCCCATATGAATGATATTGTAGATTTTCTTAACAACTGTGGAATAATTATCTTGTTGTGTAATGGTCCACAATTAAAGAAAATTACAAACTTATTAGATAATTATCATGGAAAGTACAACCTTTGTATAGATGAAGCAGATTTTTCTCTTAAAACAAAAAATTTCACTTCTAAAATTGATTATTATATTAATAATTTAAAACAACGAGCCAATCACATTCTAGGAGCAACAGCTACTCCAATAGCTATGTTTTCTGGAGACAAATTACTTTCCAAAATAAAAAGATTAAAATGTAATGAAAATTATTGTGGACTTGAATCTTTAAGTATAAGATATATTAATTCAAATATAACTCAGAACCCTGATACAGACCGTCTAGCAATTAATGAGATTTATTCGACTTTATTACAAAAAAGTGATGCAGTTTTACTTCATATGGTTTCGAAGTATAAAACTTTTCACGAAAGACTATTAATTTATCTCAACAAATTATTTCCTCAGTTTGCTTTATTAACTTATAACGGAAATGGAATAAAATTGATGTGTAAATGTAATTATCGTCTTGCAAAATCAAAAACTGTAAATAACTACGGACAATTGATAAATAAATACTTTTATGTTGACGGAGTTCATTACTTTGTTAATTATTCAATATCGGAAGTATTACAAATTCTAAAAAATGAAAATCAATCCCATATTTCCATAATAGCAGGTCATCTAGCATCAAGGGGAATTAGTTTTGTAAGTAGTGATTATTCACTTCATCTTACCGATCAATATTTCGTTCCTGGAGAAAAAACACATGGAGAAAACTATCTTCAAAGTCTTAGAATTCTAGGTTGTTACAAAGATCCTTGTGAGATTACTTTATGGTGTAAAAAGAGTACATGGAGAAGAATAATAGAACACAACAATGTAATTGACAATTTAGTAGAATGTTCTGAGAATAATTCAGAATGGTTTGAAGATCTTCAGAGAGTTCGTATTCCGCGTCCAGATACACCTCTTACAAGGCCTAGACTGTCTGCCGGTACCAGTTTTAATAAAATTCCACTTTCAGATCATTTTACATTTGAAATATCTTACCAAGAACTGGTTGAAGAATCTGAAACGGAGGAGTAAATTATTTAAAGTTTACCAAATTAATTGAGTATTATGGGTAATACTAATGGAGTTCCGAGAGAAAATAAATTTTACAGTAGTTATTGTAAACAAATTGATTTAACAGATCGACCAATTTTAGAATCAGTTGATTTAGGAAGTTTAAATTCCAATAATTTTATTTTTGAAATTATTCAACAACAAATTACAAAATTAGGTTATTCCATAAAAATAAAAGTTCCTGAAATTAACAATAACAATACCATAAAAGAAATGATAAATACCATAAAAATTAATGGATTCATGTCATCAGATTATAGTGGTGTTCTTTCTGATTTGAAAATAAATGGAACATGTTATTATCCAAGAAATATCAAGTATTTAATTAGTAAAGGAACACCTTTAGTTGCTGGTATAATTTTAGATAATGATATAATGAAATCAATCGATTTCCCAGAAATTCCACAAGAAGTTACTGATATTATTTGCATTGTTGGATATACACAAGATAGTTTACTTATCAAAACAACATGGTCGTATAAAATATTAAATCTTGATATATCCTTTATAGACAATATAAAGGAGGTATGGGAAATAATTATTGAATCTCCGGAACCAACCGAATTTTAAAATATTGTATAATGTTAAATGTATTTTATTGTTATTTTAGTAATTATTATTTTAGTTATTATTTTAATAATTCCTATTTCTAAGTTTGGGGACATGAATAAAAGTGTTTATACAACAGCCCAACAATTGGGTGAGAATTATTTAGATATAATGAAAGAAAACGACTATTTCAATATAAAATTTCCAGCTGTGATGTTTGACATTGACGACACCTTATTGGAACAACCTTCAGGAAAACCTATAAAACCAATAATTAAATTGTTAAATAAATGTTTACGTGATAAATTAATAGTTTTACTAATAACTGCCAGAGATTCAGTCTATTATGCAGAAACAGTTGAGGAGCTTCGAAAAAACAATATTAAATATGGATTTTTATATTTAAGAAAAAATGGAATAGATGATATTCGTACATTTAAATCTTTGATAAAAAAGAAATTAGCTGAAGAAAATGATATAATCACCATTATGTCAATTGGTGACAATTCTATAGATGTATCAGGAGATTATTCTGGTTATTATATTAAATTACCTAACCGTAACGATCCAAATTTATATCATTTAAATTCCAAGGGTATTTCGGAAATTGTTGTTAATTAATAAAATATAAATTATTAAATGGGTATTATAATGTACATAAAAACTATATACATCACCGTTAATTTTTTTATACATTTAATGGTAATAATTAACTATCTCAAGAAAAAACTTTAATTTAAGTTTAATTGGTTTTAAATAAAACTCGATTAATATTAAATGAACGTACAAGAAGTACTAAATATTGCAAAGGAGCGTAAATCTAGAAACAAAGAATCCGTTAAAAAAATATTAGAAAATATTCATAAAAAGATACGATATTACGCCCAGTTACGTCACGAATCGTGTGTTTATATTGTTCCTCCTATATTAGAAGATACTCCATTGTATGATCTTGAAAATATTATACATGAAATATTTAAAGTGTTGGATTCTGAGGGATTTATATGTTCCGCATATTCCGATGGACGTATTGAAATTTCATGGAATGAAAAACTTGTCGAACAAAAAGTCAAAACCGATGCGTATGTGCTTTCCCAACAGGAACACAAATTAAGAAATATTACCAAAAAGAATAAAAATATCGATAAACGATTTGAATTTTTGGCAAATCCAAAGAAAACTGAAAAACCTGAAAAATCGATAGATCAACAACTCGACGAACAAATTGAAAAAATTCTCAGAGAAAAGGAAAAAACTCAGAAACGATATTCAAAATTGTTGAATTAAAAGTCAACGACTACATTTTTATTAATAATTTGTAATCCATTTTTTATCTTGTTGATCTTCTTTTCTCCATATGGTTTATGGTTTATTCCTTTTTTTTGGAATGTTTTCTGGTGAACAAATGAATCAACCATCGTTTTATTTTTAAATACTTGTGGATTATGATCGTTGATAGAGTCTTTATTTTCACATAATATACCTGCATTCTCCTTTATTATACTGTGAATACACTTGTCCTTATCCATCGATTTAGTACCTTCTTCCGTTTTAACAGTCCATATCGGTGACTTTTGATCGGCCAAATAATTTCTGTTTTCTGGTATTTCTTGGATACATTCTTCTAATCTTAAAAGTATTTCTCCAGCTACCTCGTAATCTTGACCTTGTCCATATTGTTTGTAACTTTCTCTTAAAATTTCAACAAATTTTTCAGTTATTATGTGATCTGTTAATCTTGGTTTTCCGAATGGTATCGTATTTTCTGAAAAATAATTGTTTATTATCTGGATATTGTTATTACCGTTATGAATATTTGTAATAATCATTTGTTGTTCTTTTTTAGTATTTAATAGCTTGCCGTGATATATTTCTCGTTCTTTACAAATAGGTATATGTTCTTTTAGAGAATCCGTTCTAAAAAATTTTTTATTACAGAAACGACATTCTGTTTTACATTCTGTTATTTTAGGTTTAACATCTAGTTCCAGTTCGAGAATTCTCGTATCGTTACGATCTTTACATGTAGCTTCATGTCTTTTTCTATACCAAGATGATGAAAATATATTCGTACAAAATTCACATTTCAATTTACTTTCAATTCCGGAATCCTGTTTACACAATCCGGAATTCTTAGGTCCAATTCCGGAATTCTTAGGTTCAAATCCGGAATTCTTAGGTCCAATTCCGGAATTCTTAGGTCCAATTCCGGAATTCTTAGGTTCCATGGGATCAATTTTTGAATTACATGGTTTAATTCGTGACATATGTCTGGTAAGAATATAATTGTCTCTGAATGTCTTCCCACAATTTACACAATTTACCATTTATAATCTTCCTTAAGATTATATTTTTTTAAAAAAATCACACAATTTTACACAATTTTACACAATTTTTTTAAGGGCGCGCGCGCGCGCGCAGAAATGTTATTTTCGGGATGTACCTTTTTATTGTACTTTTTCATATTTTTTCTTTAAGTATTCATTTTCAATTTTTTTCGGTAATTTTTTTCGGGTGTATTTTAAAGGTTAATTAACTTTTTTTAATTAACTTTTAAAAGTATAAGAATAAGAATTTAGAATTGAATATTAAGTTCTTTATCCATATTCTTCTACTTTTAAAAACTTTGAAAAAAATTTGAAAGAAGTTTGAAAAAAATACCCGAAAAAAATCACCAAATTTTTTTCAATAAAAGTAATTTTTTAAAAAGGTAAGAATATGGAGAAACAACTTTCAAAAGGAAGTAAATCCATATTCTGGGGGTTCGGAAAAGTTTTAAAAAAACTTTGATTTAAAGAATGAACGGTATTATTTATATCATATGAAAATTTTATCATTTGATGTAGGTATTGTAAATTTGGCTTATTGTATTTTCGACACGGATACATGTAAGATACTGAACTGGGAAGTAATCAGTTTGGAAAATAATAACAATTATAACAAAATATATATCAATTTGATAAAACAATTGGACCAACGGCCACAATTACTTAATGATGTTAATATGGTTATAATAGAAAAACAACCATCATTTAATCCAAAAATGAGAATTATAGCTGGTTGTTTGCAAACATATTTTATTATTAGAGGAATTGTTGATAAACCGGTAACACCGATAAAAGCAGTGAACTTTTTTAGTCCCAAACACAAACTAAAATGTTATACTGGTCCGGAATTAGATTTAGAATCATCGAGTAAAAGTAAATATTCTCGTACCAAAAAAATGGGAATTATGATATGTCGTTCAAAGTTAACGGAGTATTCAGAATCTGAAGAAAATATACGTTTATTTGAAAATTCTAAAAAGAAGGATGATCTATCTGACTGTTATCTTCAGGCTGTTACATATGCGATATTTGAAAAATTAATACAAGGAACAGCTTCCTCAAAGGTTACATTACCAAAACCAGTTGCCAAGATTACAAAAACTCAGATAAAAGACCAATTAAAGGAATTACTTACATCTTCTAATGAAATATTATTTAATGAATTAATTAATAATGAACTTAAAAATAATATTGAAAGTAAGTATTCCATTTCTTTCCCCATGAATATGGAATCAATCGAAAAACTTCTTGGATCGATGAATTTAAAATCATTTGCCAAAAAAATAAAATGTTAAGATTAATTAACATGGTACATCATATTTTAGAACCAGATGAATACACTATTAAAAAAAGTACGATAAAAAATGCAGGCAAGGGTGCATTTACAAATGTATATCTCCCCAAGGGAACAACAATAGGAAATTATCATGGAAAGAAATTAACGGCAGCACAGTACGATAAACTTCCAGAAAACAAAACGGATTATCTTTGGGAGATATCAACTCCCAAGGGCCGAATGTATATTGATGCAAAATTAAAAAAATATGGGAATTGGTTAAGATATCTTAATGATTCTAAAGACAAACGTATAAACGTAGAGCCTTATCAATATAAACAAAAAATATATTACCGTACAACAAAAAACATAAAACCAGGAAAGGAATTATTTGTAAGTTATGGAGACGAATACTGGTAAAGTTTATTTATTTAATAAAACAATTTGTTCTTTAAAGTTTTCAATTGTTTTATAAAAAACACCTCTAAGTGAAATAGGACTTGAATCACGGTTTTCAATACAATTAAGAAGTGTATCGATTGTAACCCATCGGATATCCACTTTTTCAATAATTTTATTTAGTCCAGAAGTACTTATATGGGAATAATGATATTTCAAGAAATTAGAAGTTTTTATAAAATTTTCTGGATAATTAGCATTTTCAACGTATAAGAGGTACATATAATATGGACTCCCATTTAAAGTTTTCGATACAATTTTAATTGGTTTTCCATTTATTATTTTTTTATTACATTCAGATATATCCATTACGGCTCCAAGAGTTTCTTCATAAAATTCTCTTGAAGCTGTATTTATTGGATCATTACGATCTTTTAATTCACATCTTCCACCAAAATCAGACCAATCGCCTTCATAATCTTTACCAAGTAAAAATAAACACTGTCCTTGTAAATTATAAGTATAAGGAAGTATCCCTGCACTATACCGATTATTGCCACCTTTAGAATATTTTTTATAATTCCAATTTGTATAATCCTGTCGATTCCAAGAATTCATCTTAGAATTAATAGTTTTATTTTTTAAAGTAATTTAACTTTGCGTTAGTATTTTCATATTAATAACTTAACAATAATTAAAATGGAAGACAACGTCAAGGTTATTACTAATGATTCCAGAAAGAAGAAAATTGATCTACAAAATATAGAACCAATAACAAATATTAAAGTTGTGAGAAGTGATTCAGGCTCAAGTATTTCAGATTCTGAATCGGAGCTTTCTGAACTCTCTGAATACATCAAACCCAGTAAAAAGAAGAAAAAGGTAAAAGTTCAAAAAAGACCTCAGACTTTTGGAGGAGACTATGCTGCATTCTCAAATCCTAAGAAAGTTAGAACTCGAGAAATTGAGGAAGGTTCCGAAGATTTTAGTGAATATTCATCAGTTGAAGAATCTGAAGGTGAATCGGAAGTATCATTTGAGCCAGCTGTAAAAGAAAAGTCATTTGAAGAAAAACAAAAGATGAAACAAGACCTTTTAATAAAAATTCAGGCTATGGAGAAAAAAGGTTTCGAATTTTCAAAGAAGTTTAACATGACATCAAATTATGAAGAAATGATGTTTGAATATGAAAAAGTAAAGAAATTTATCGAATCCCAGGCAGCAATCAAATTCTCTAGAAGATGTTTAATGGCATGTGTAACGGGTCTTGAATTTCTAAACAAGAAATTTGATCCATTTAATGTAAAATTAGAAGGTTGGTCTGAAAATGTAATGGAAAGTGTAGACGATTACGACAATATTTTTGAAAGACTCCATGAAAAGTATTCTGGAAAGGGAGAAATTGCACCAGAATTAGAATTACTTCTCACACTAGGAGGAAGTGCATTTATGTTTCATCTTACAAATAGTCTACTTAAAAGCCCATCTATGGCCCAAGTAAATACAATCGCACAAAATAATCCAAATTTTCTTCAATCGATGATGGGAATGATGAACCAAGGTATGAAAGACATGTCTCAACAACAACCAAACAAAGCCCCAATTCAAAGTAATTTTCCCAAGCCTATGGAAACAAGAGGAGTTAGAAAAGAAATGAATGGTCCAAGTATAGATCCGGGTTTATTCTCTGGAACAACACTTCCTGCTAAATTTGCACCGGGATCTGGCCCAGTAAACAATTATCCACAACCACCACCTCCACCAGAATATCAAGAGTTTTATGGAAGACCAATTGAGGAGGATGATCGTTTTTCAGTTGCGTCATCTGATTCAAGTTTATCAAGTGTTAGTGTAAAAAAGATAAATATCAAAAAAGGAAAAGGTAAAAACCAAGGTGGATTTGAATTAAATATTAGTTAATTAACTTTAAAAAAATAATATCACGTGTTATTAAATGAGTAAATTAAATTTCTCAAATATATCAGAAGCATATAATATTCCTTCTGCAGGTATAAAGGAAACTAGTGAGAAGATAGAAGAACTCAGAAAAAAAATCACATCGACCGCATTTTCAAAGGAAATGCCAGAACCGGAATACAAAAGAATTGGACCACCTCCAAAAGTAGAATCGAGTTTATGTAAAGATCCACTTAACGATTCAGATGATCTTGAATTAACAATTTTTAAATTAATGAAACATCCAAAGTTTGATGACATTATTCAAAATTATGTAAAATTTAAACATCCAGATTGGATATTAAATCAAAATTCTTATGAATCAAAAGAAAGTTTTGGAAAATTAAAAAAATCTACATGTGATGAAATAAAAAACTATGTCATCTTTTTTGTAATATCAATATCACTATATTTATTCTTATCATTACTACTAAACAAACAATAAATCAAGATCGAGCAAGTCTCAGATTTTTCTTTTCCTGTTTATTAGACTTTACATTTGTAAGTTCAGTAATTTCTGGATAAATATAATTATATTTAATTAGATTCATACTATATGAATCAACACTCAAAGAACTATTTCTAAATTCATCAATAGACATATAACCACCAAACATTTTTAGACATTGTCGGAATGGTGCAGGTTTGAAACTTATAGCTGTTTCAAGACTATATAATTGTTTTACTAAGAATGATATCAATTCCGAACGTTGAGTCATTTTACGATCAGTTTTATCAAAATTATAAGCCTTAGTACAATTCCAAGAACAAAAAATTCCAACAAATTTATATCTTTTTCTGAGTGGATCATAACTCACAGGCATAGTACATGGAGCAGTATCAAACTTATGACAACACCACCAGCAACATACATCACATTTAGAAGGCCAATCTTCTTCTTTTATGTGATTTTTCAATGTTGTGATAACTCTTATTCTTTTCATGGAATGCTCTTTTGTAGGTTCATTTGTACTGTATTTCTTTTTTTCTTTGTAATATTTCTCAAAGTTTTCTTGATTTAAATTAAGAATATTTTCAATAGGTATTTCAGTTTCTTCTTCATCGGAGTATTCATTTTCGTCGATAACAGTTTTATTAACCTTGTTGATAATATCATTTCTATAATTATTTTCTGTATCAGAAACAATATTTTTTTTAGAAACTGTTATATTTAAATTTCCAAAAGATATTTTTTTAACTGTATCGTCTGTATTTATAGGTTCTTCATCGTCACTATATGCAACATTGTGATTAAAGTTATTTAACTGGTCACGGTTTAGTATTTTTTCAGAATTTTCTATTTCATATTTCTTCTTACGACCTCTTTTCTTTTTTTCAACTTCTTCAACTGGTACTAAATTTTCTACGGGAGAATAAAAGTTCTTTGGTTTTCTACCTCTTTTCTTTTTAATAATTTCTTCCATACTTGTATAAATTAGTTATTAATTCTTTAAATAAATCAATTTAAAAAAATGCGATAATTTGTAATTATAATGAAGCCATTTTATAGAGGATTAATATTTGGGTATATGTTTAAAGAACATATTAATAATCTTGTTAAATTTATTGGATTTAATGGATTAAACTTAATTTATAAAATAAAATCGGGTGAGTATTCCAAGTTTAATAATGGAATAAATAAAATTAATCTTGTTCTGAAAATTACAAATGAAGAATTATTTAATGAAACATTCGATCAAAAATTTCAAAAGTGGTGGAAATATTTTCCAGAAAAAAAAGTTTTAAAAATAGAACTCGATCAAGAACTTATAAACTATTTAAATAAAACTGAATTTATAAATTTCGATGACTTACTAGATGCACTTGACTCTAATGACGACCACATAATTACACTTGATATTCCATTATTTAAAACTATGGGTGATATTTATTTATACATTACATATTATGTCGATTCTAGAAAGTTTATAAATGTATATACTCTAAATTCTATTATATCAAAAGATGATTTTAACTTAATTAATTCACAGATTGAATATGAGAATATTATTTGTAGTTCAGTAAAACACAGCAACAAAACAGAATATCTTACCAATTACTTAAAATTATTTTACAATAACAAATGTAAGTTAAGTCCTGAACTAGTTCTTTTAAATTACGATAAATTAACTCAAGATGTAAAAAATTCATCACTCGTAATTATTAAAGATAAATGCATTAGAGAATACTCATATACAGAAATGATAAACTAATTTAAAAAAATAAGGGTAAACTTATCATAGATATGGAAGATTATACTTTGTTCATTAAGACAGTGCAGTCTCAAAGTATCAAGATCTTGGTAGAGTCATTAAAAGAAGTACTTACTGATATAAATTTATATTTCGATAACAATGGTCTTAAAATTATGACAATGGATAATGCACGTGTTGCTTTGATTTATGTACGTTTGATAAAAGACAATTTTGAAGAATACACTTGTAAAAATAAGATTATGTGTGGAATTAACATGATTTACTTTTTCAAATTACTTAAAACTGTTGGAAATAGTGACGTATTGACTCTTTTTATTAGGGCATCGAGTCCTAATGAACTCGGTATTCGTATAGAAAATAAGGAAAAAAATACAATTACAGAGTCTTCTCTGAAGATGTTGGACATATCAGAAGAAAAATTAGAAATTCCTGATATTCAATATGATTCCGTTATTAGTATGCCTTCAGTTGATTTTCAAAAATATTGCAGGGATCTTTCTGTTATTAGTAACCAAGTTAATATAACAAGTACCGAATCGAGATTCATTCTGGAATCAAATGGAGACTTTGCATCTCAGAAAATTATTATTGGAGAAGCTCAAAATGGACTTATATTTTCAAAAAAGAATCAGAATGTATCAGAAACATTTGATCTAAAGTACCTTAATTCATTCACTAAGAGTACAAATTTATGTAGTACAGTTGAAATTTTTCTAAAGAAGGAATATCCACTTGTAATCGAATATAACGTTGCAAATTTAGGAAAGCTTCAATTTTGTTTGGCTCCAAAAATAAAAGATGACTAATTTTCTTTATGAAAAAAATAATATATAATAATAAATGGCAACTGGTGTATCTTCTCCACTCGGTTACTCTATTCCTCAGGTAGGAGGAATGTTTCCTATCGCCGATATATACGATCCCATTTCAAAAAGACGTCCCGCGTTAATGTACGAACTTAATTTAAGTTCTTATCCACCCAAGTTTAAAAATGGAACTTTTGTTAGTCCACTGACAACAGCAAATGCACCATTATATAAACATAATTATGGTTCCAAGAAGAAAAAGAACTATACTAAATTTAATAAAAACAAAAATGTAAATCCATCAACTGGTAGACCCATTAAAAGAGGATCTACAACATATAAATCACTTGATAAAGAATGCAAAACAAAAAGGATTTCTAAAAAGATGTGCGAATCCTTTTTAAATTCCGATAGGACAACTAACCCAATAACTGGTAGAGCAATTAAAAAAAATGGACCAACTTACAATATATTCATGAAGAAATGTAATTCCGTTAAGCCCGATTTAAGTATATTCAAGAGCAAACTTCCAAAAGAACCTGAAGATTATCCAATTCAAGTTAAACAATTTAGAGATTATCCAATTGAAGTTAAACCGGGTGTTTCAAAATACCCAAAGTACCCAGGAAATCCTGGAGTCAAGATATACCCTGTATGGCAACAACCAGATCCTAGCGATCATGTTAGCAATGGAACAAAGTACACCATACAACCAAGAAAATTTATTTCATTTAATGGAAAGGAATTCAAAGTTGGATCTAATGCACTTGTAGATACAATCGGTACAAAAGCTGTAATTACAAATATCGGAACAAAACAAATTACACTTAAAAAAGATCTAACGAGTAAAGAAAATAGATTAACAATTGAAACCTTTTTAAAATTTAATACTTAATTTAAAGAACTGTAAATAACTTATTATTATGGACCCTAGGGTGGAAGAATTACTTAAACTTCCACAATTTGAACAACGTAGTCCAGAATGGTTTCAACAACGTAATAATGCAATCACTGCAAGTGACATTCCTACAGTTCTTTCAGAAAATCATTATAAATCTCCATGGAGCCTGCTTTTAGATAAATGTAATTCCAATCCAAAACCATTCATTGGAAATGATGCTACACGATGGGGAACTCATTATGAAGACATCGCAATTGAAAAGTATAGCGCTTTACGCGGTAAGGAAGTACTTTCATTTGGACTAATCATTCATCCAGAACATTCTTGGTTGGGTGGAAGTCCAGATGGAATCACTACAGATGGAATTCTTCTTGAAGTTAAGTGTCCTCTACGTCGCAAGATCGTCCACGGCGAAATTCCAGATCATTATCGTTCACAGGTACTTCTGAATCTTGAAATATGTAATCTTGATCTCGCACATTTCATCGAATTTGTACCAGGAAGTAGTGACGATGATTACGAAATTAATATAGTAGAAATTAAACGTGATCGTGAATGGTTTAGACTTAAAATGCCAGTAATGAAAGAATTCTGGGATTCAGTAGTTTATTATCGTAATAATGGAATTGAAAAACATCCAAAGTATAATTCTTATAAAGAAAAGAGCCAATCAAATACTAAGAAACGAGAATTTACTAAAAGCGGAATTACTTTGGACCTCAATAAAAATATTCCACTATTTATAGACGATGGGAATTAAAAATCTAAAGGGATTCATTAAAAAGAATGCACCAGGTGCATTTTCAGAAATAAATATTAAAAAATTATCTGGGTCTACGATTTGTATAGATTCAAGTATTTTATTATATAAATTTAGATACATGTATAATTCAGACAATTTTCATATTCTGGGTTTTTTGAATAAGGTAATAGAGCTTCTTAGTTATCGAATTATTCCAGTATTTGTTTTTGACGGGAAACCACCAGAAGCCAAACGGGAAACATTAATTAAGAGAACGGAAAATAAGAATAAATTAAAAGAACGTATCGATACTTTACTAAAGGAACGTGAAATAGCTGGAGGTCCTGAATTTATAGATTCCGATTCTGAAATTGAAAATAATTCAGACGCTTTGGACCGTGAAATATCTCAATTACAGAAAAATTTATTATGCGTTACGAAAAAACATACAGAAGAAGTTATGGTTTTTTTAAAAAGTATAGGAATACCAGTTGTACTAGCTATTAGTGAAGCTGAAGAATATTGTGCTTTTTTGGAGAAGAATAAATACGTTGACTATATTCTTACGGAAGATTCAGATTCTTTAACTTTTGGTGGAAATAAAGTACTTTTTAACATCCCCAAAGATCGACGAAATTTTTGTTTATGCAATTTACAATTAATTCTTAAGGAATTAAATTTGAAGTACTGTGAATTTATAGATTTTTGTATTCTTTGTGGTTGCGATTACACATGTAAAATACCAAAAGTTGGACCAGTAGCTGCGTTAAATATTATAAAAGCCCATGGAAGTATAGAAGTGTTTATTTTAAAAAATACTAAGTATAACATTCCTGAAAATTTTAATTACCTTGTTGCTAGGGAACTGTTTAATAAAAATGACAGTTATCCAAAATTAAGTTATGAATTAAATACATTCGGAAGATTTGATACAAATTTGTTCGGTAAATTAATCTCAGAATATGGAATTAATAATTTAAATTATGAAAATAAAATTATTAATTTAATTAATTTATTCCCAAAAAAATTTCTAGAGTAATATTAACAAATAAATAAAATGCTCTCACTATTTGGATTCGGCAAAAAGCGTCGTAGCGCACCCAAAAAGTCTTCCAAGAAAGTCAAGAAATCCGTTAAACCCCCCGCCAAGCTTCTCAAGATGTGCAAGAAGCTCCGAGTTAAGGTATATCTCAAGCGTGGAGGCAAGCGTGTATACAAGAAGGCAAAGGTCCTCGCCAAGCAGTGCAAACGCAAACTTAGAATGATCAAGAAGGCCCGTAAGGGAGCTCGCTTTGGTGCCAGCAACTCTCGCAAGGTCCGTCGTTCCCGTAAGGTCCGCAGTTCTCGCTTCGGTTCATCTTCCACCATGGATGGTTATCATATGATGCCTAATGGTAAGATGATGGCTGATCGTGATATGATGTTCGGTGCATCTTGTGGTGCCTCCAATATGATGAATAATCGTGATATGATGTTCGGTGCAAGCAAGCTCCGCTTTGCCGGCCGCACCATGGGAACTGAGATGGAGTTCGGCAAGAAGCGCAAGGTAGTTTCCAAGGCAGCTGCCATGAAGGCCTTCAAGCAGTTCTTCCGTCGTCACTGCAAGTCTACCGTCCGCATGGGTCGTCGTACCCGCTTCGGAAATGGTGGTAACCCCCCTCTCTACCAGTCCATGGGGTATGAGTTCTGCGACCTTGGTTCCGGAGGTGTCCTCGGAGCAAACAGCACCGGCCTTTTCCCATCCCCCTGCCACAAGATGAACATGAAGCAGGCACGTGCAGAAGAGTCCGTTGTTCTCGCTGATCGTTACGGAGGTTCCGACAAGGAGCCTGCATCAGTAAAGAAAGCTGACAAAGCTCGCGCCAAGAACTCCGCATTCGGCAAGAAGCGCAAGGTTGCACCCAAGCGCAAGTCCGTTAAGAAAGCAGTTAAGAAATCACCCAAACGCAAGTCTCCAGTCAGCCGCAAAGGAAAGTTTAAACTAACTTATACCGATGCTAAGGGAAAGAAACGCACCATGTATGTGCGCAAGCCTGGAAAACCCTCTCCCTATTAAAATTTAGTGTTAAAACATGAAAAAAATTAAATAAGTTAATTAAAAAGGTCTTAAAAGACCAAATTAATGAATTTATTAAAAGCAAGAACCGTATTAAATTTACCAGATAATTACACAGAATCAGATATTAAAAAGAATTATCGATTGCTTATTATGAAATATCATCCCGATAAATGTAAGGATCCAGATTCTTCTGGAAAATTTATTGAAGTTCAGGAGGCATATAATTTTCTTTCAAAGGAAGCTCCAGAAGTTGACATTTTTAATATTGTAAATATATTCTTTAAAAAAATGTCTTCTCAAAAAAATAAAAAGATCAAATTAAAACTAAATATCAAAGACTACTTTACAGGAGTTGAGAAAACCGTACAAGTTAAAGGTAATTGTAAATGCAATAATGACCTTTGTATTAGTTGTGTAGGTACAGGTTATAATTTAAATACACTTAGTGTTTGTATGGATTGTCTAGGAAATGGGTTCTTATGTGATTGTTATTACGACCTTAAAGTAAACTTACCAAAACAATTTGGTAATCAACAACAATTTGAAATAATTTTTGAAGACTTAGGTAATTATTATTTTGAAAATGGAAAAATATACCACCGTTTTGAAATTTCCTTAAAAGAATCATTAATAGGTTTTGAAAAAGTCTTTAAAGATCCTTTTGAAATTCATCACCTTATTTCAGCTAACCAAATTATAAAACCAGGTGATGGTTATCTTGTAAAGGTTAACGGATGTGAACTTATTTTAGTTTTTGATGTTATTTATCCTAAGAAACTATCTTCAGATTTAAAAAAAACAATCGGAGATTTAATGTGATTTCTTAAGAGCTTTTTTGATTTGTTTGTTAAGAAGTTTTACGGACTTGTACACACGCTTTGATCCGCGTTTAACAGTTACCTTGATCTTAAGCTTCTTGGCGAGCTTGAGAACTTTGGCTGATGGTTTCTTGGTCTTCTTAACGGACTTGCGCTTCTTGCCGAATGCGGATTGTGTTTTGTAAGCTGAGAATGGCCAACCAACTTGGAGTAAACCACCACCAGCTGACTTAGGCTGGGCCATGGCATACCAACGAGGAGACATGTTTCCTGGAACTGTCTGGTTGAAGAAGGTTTTTCCTACTCCGTACACAGGTAAATTGGTTGAAGCTGGAAGTCTGGTGCTGGCTAATTTAACTTTTCCATCTGGAGTAAGGCTGTTTACACCATCTGGTTGGTTAATGGGACGATCGGCATTTTTCTTTTCACTTTGGACGACGACATTTGTATAATCGGTTATTCCTGGTACTTGTCTAACGTCCCGAGAGTATCCATAATCAGCTTCGGTATTGAAAACTCCTGCACGAGAACCGAATCCAAAGCGGTGGCGAACTCGGCGGACCTTATGCATACGCATTTTAATTTGCTTTTTAAGAGTTTTAACTGATTTACGAACTCTTTTTGAGCCACGTTTGACAGTTAGTTTTACTTTGTACTTTTTAGCCATTTTTAAAAGGCCTTTGGGGTACTTTACGCTTTTCTTTGCAACCTTTTTACCAAAAAGAAACTCAAACATTTAATTATACTTTTATAAATTATTTTATTTTTGTAATTAATTAATTGAATTAATTATGGAAACTCCGCAGTAGTCACTTGGAGTTTTAAGTTTATTTAATGGAATATACAACGGAACTTCCTTTTTTAATAGTTGATCGTAATATTTTAAATTTTTAGAATAATCAAGTAAAAATTTAAAATTTTGTTTAAATTCTTCACCATGACCTGTTTCTATTGACATTACATGAGATAATTCATGTATTCCTACATAAGTAAGTAAATTTATTGTTTCAAGACTTACATTATTAAAGTCCTTTAGACAAAATGACATATACTTTTTATTTATCACATATGCTGCATCTGATTCCATATTTCCAATTTCCTTAATATTAACCCCACTGTCCCAATTTTTAATTAAACGCTTAATACTTTCTGGTTGATTTGGTATACTTCTTAATGACTCAACGAGACTATTTAATTTTTCATCAAGAGTTGCTAGAAGATCTGCCTTCAGTTCTTTATTATCGGAATTTCTTACTTTGTAAACTTTGTTATTTAATTTACTGAAATGGTTATTTGTTCCATCATAAACATTATAATAAAAATAAATAACTCCGATTAAAACTGATATTATTAATAAAGACTTTACTACCGGCTCCATTAAATGTAGTAATTATTTTATTTTCATAAATTTAAACAGGTATAAGGTAATATGAGTAATATTATTAAAAGAAGCACATGAATTGGACTGTTAGAGAAAAAAATCCAGTTGGGAATGAGCTTGTATTTCAAACACTTGATTGGTATTGCAATGATATCGAAAATGATGAAACATCTCTTTTAGAATATAAAATTTTTGTATTTGGTGTTGACGTTTCAGGTAATCCAATTACACTTCGTATTGATAATTTTCATCCATTCTTCTTTATTGAAGTACCTACAAATTGGGATCATACATGTATTTATTCTGTCAGGGAAGCTTTAAAATACAAAGGTATTCAAAATATAGAATATCTTGAACGTAAAAGGTACTATGGGTTCGAAAATAATAAAATTCGTAAATTTTTGAAACTTTCATTTTGGTCTTCCAAGGGTCTTAGAAGTCTTCGTTATAAAATTGAAAATGAAAGTTTTAGTATTTCAGGAAAGAGTTATTCATTCGATCTATATGAGTCAAATATCGATCCAGTACTTCGTTTAACACATATTCGAGACATTCTTACAGCTGGTTGGATAAAAGTTAAAAAGTTTGTTGAATCAGATGAATTTTATACTTGTGATTGGAAGTCTTTACAAGATTATCCAGAAAATGTAAACAAGATATGTAATGTTAGAATACTTTACTTTGATATTGAGGCATGTAGTGAAGATGGTTCTTTCCCAAATGCATTAAAGAAAAATGATCGAGTTACTCAAATTTGTTGTATCTTAAGTGATTCTGGTAAGGTAAGTAAGTATCTTTTTAATTTAGGAACATGTGATTCCATAGAAGACACAGTAGTTATACAAGCAAAATCTGAAAAGAAATTATTACTTGAATATTCTCAATTTATTAGAGACACCGATCCCGATATTATTGTTGGATATAACATCTTTGGTTTCGATAACGGTTATCTTTTTGAACGTGCAAAGGTTCTTAACATAGAATCGGAATTTAATTTGCAATCAAAATTAAGAGATCACTTCACTAAAATAGAAAAGAAAGTTCTTAATAACCAACAATCTGGATTTAATGATTGGAAAATGACTCGTCTAATTGGACGTTCTCACATTGATCTTTTACAAGTTATTAAAAAGGACTTCAAATTGGAAAGCTACAAACTAAATACAGTAGGTGAACACTTCTTGGGAGAGGGTAAGGATGACGTATCACCAAAAGAAATCTTTGAAGCTTGGAATCCTGAATTGGGAACACGAGAAAAACGAACAAGAGTTGGAAAGTATTGTGTACAGGATACAATGTTGTGTTTAAAATTATTTGAAAAGTTCGCAGTTTTGGCAAATTATCTTGAAATGGCCAAAGTAACGAGAGTACCTCTGGAATATCTAATTACTCGGGGCCAATCCATAAAGGTATTTAGCCAAATTGCTTACGAGACTCGAAAAACAGGTTATCTAATTCCAGTTTTACCACGATCAGAACCAGAAGGAAAATTTCAAGGAGCAACTGTTCTTGAAGCGAAAACAGGATACTACACTCGTCCAGTAGCTGGTTTAGATTTTGCAAGTTTGTATCCAAGTATTATGATAGCCCATAATATGTGTTATTCAACAGTTGTACTTGATTCAAAGTTTATGAATCTCCCTGGTATAGAATACTCTACTATTGAATGTGGTGACAATTTGACATTCAGTTTCGTTCAAAGTCAAGATGGAGTTCTTTCAGGAATATTGCAGTCACTTTGGAAGAACCGTAAGGTTACCAAGAAGGAAATGAATGCATGTACGGACCCATTTATGAAAACAGTTCTAAATGCAAAACAATTAGCAATTAAGGTATCGATGAATAGTATTTACGGATTTACAGGAGCAGTTGTCGGAGCCTTACCATGTTTAGAAATTAGTCAGTCAGTTACTGGATGTGGTCGTCAAATGATAGCCCAAACACAAAACTATGCTAAGGAACACTTCGCTTGTGAAATAGTGTACGGCGACTCTGTAACAGGTGATACTCCAGTGCTAGTACGTGAAAATGGAAATGTATATACTATCGAAATTCAAAATCTTTTTAAAAGATTCGATTCAATAGAGTATCCACAATTTAAATCAGAAGAGCCTGGACTTACTAATAAGGAACAATCCATACCAACTCAACATATAGAAGTATGGACGGCATCTGGTTGGAGTTCACTTAAAAGAACGATTAGACACTACTGTTGTAAGAATATTTACCGTATTGTCACTCATACCGGTTTAGTAGATGTAACAGAAGATCATTCTTTACTTACTACAGATCTAAAACAAATAAAACCAACTCAATTAACGGATGGAATCAGTCTTTTCCATAGTTTTCCTAATGATTTGTATAATGATCCACATAATTGTCCTGGACGTGAAGATATTTTTGAACACCATAATAAGTCTTCTTTACAGATTAAATATCTTCAATGGAGATCTGCTGGATATGGAGTTGACATTAGATACACTAAACTCAAAGTTATACTAAAAAGATACGATAAATTTCAAGATCAAGTTAATAATCAACATGAACTGTCTAGAATTATAAATTTAGGACCTACCGAAGATTTTGTATATGACTTAGAAACAGAAGATGGAACATTTCAAGCAGGTATAGGACAAATGATTGTAAAGAATACGGATTCTTGCTATGTGATATTTCCTGAGCCAGTAGATCCAGATGGAACTCTCACAACTTTGTTTAAAAGAGCTGAAACAGCAGCTGCAGAAATTTCAAAAACATTTAAAAAACCAATTGAATTGGAATTTGAAAAGTTTATGTATCCCCTGATATTGTCTAAAAAGAAGAAATATATATATGTTGAATGGACTAATGCGAAGAAGCATAATGGAGAAATAGAAGCAAAAGGTATGGAACTTGTAAGAAGAGATAATTGCCAATATGTTAAAGATACATTAGAACGTGTATTAAATCCAATTATGTTTAAAAATGATCTTCAGCTTGGTAAATCAGAAGCAGAAGAATGTATTGATTCTTTACTCAAAGGAGAAGTACCTATAAAAAAATTAATTCTTTCAAAAAACTTGAGATCCGATTACAAAGGTTTTGAAAAAATATTCTTAAAAAATGCCGATGGAACTAAAAGTGATCGTTACCGATGGGAACGTACAAAAGAAGAATCTGTGCGTGATCCAGATACAGGAAAAAATGTTAAAACTGGTAAAATGATAAAATCTGATGATGCTCCTGCTATGTCACATGTAGCTCTTGTTGAAAAGATGATACTTCGTGACCCTAATAGTGCACCAAAACCAGGTGATCGCGTACCATTTGTTTATGTTACATGTGGTGATCCTAAAGCACTTGCTACAGAAAGGGTAGAAGATCCTGAATACGTTATAGAAAATAATTTAGATATAGATTATTATTATTATTTTTTGCATCAGCTCCATAATCCTCTTGAAAATTTATTTAATATTATAATTGGGGAAAAAGAATGTGAAAAATTATTAAATAGACCTTTATTACTTGAAGCAAAAAAGAAAGAAAAAATTCTTGCAGGTGATGCAAAACGTAAAAAGGAAAAGAATAAAGACATCAGAAATTTTTTTACAATCAAAGTATGATTTAAATTATATTAATTGTATCTATTAGATAAATTAAATTAATTTTAACATTTTAACCAATTTGTCATCTTTTTAGCGCTAACACGCTTATTGTTAAATGGGAGGTAAAACAATATAACTTGCATTTTACAAAAAGGTTACATATATTATTTTTATTGATTTTTTTAAATAAACAACTAAGTGTTTTAATTGGAGTATGCAAGACCGCCCATACCGGACATGATGCGGAGAACGTTGTAGTTAACTGCATAGATATCGATGGAGCCTAGAGTCTCAGAGTTCTGGAGGTTGAACACAAGCTGAGCGGTGTCAATACGGGAGAAGTTGCAGGTGCCAGATGGCTGATGCTCCTCAGGGCGGAGAGCGAAGGAGTAAACTGCAATAGAATCGGCAACTGCTGTAGCACCGAAACCTGTGTGGCAGTCCCAGACCTGGTTGCGGGTGAAGTACTTAAGATTGCGGGATGTGAAACGGTCAGTTCCGTTGAGCACAATCTTGGCGGTGGACTGGACGAGTGCAGCTGAATTGGTAGAGTTGTCACCGAGAACAATTGGGCTTGGTGTAGCGGGGCCACCGACTGAGTTGTAGCCGTCGAGGTCGAAGTTGGGTGCTCCGGTCCATACGAGTTCCTTAACTGGGTGGTTGAAGTTGAGGCGGATGCTGGGGTTGTTGCTAGAGCCAGAGCCGGAATCGTTCTGCCACTGGAGCTGATCGATGAGGTATTCATGGGCGTTCTGGGCGAACTGGCGACGCTCGGTGGTGTCGAGGTACACGTAGTCAGCATACACCTTGATGCTCTGGTAACCATTTGTAGCAGCTGAGGCGGCGGGTGTTGTTATTGAACCTGCAGCGGGGAAAAGGTTGGATAGCTGAGTGAAGTTAATGTTGAACTTAACCTCGTGGTACTGGAGAGCAATAAGGGGAATTGCAAGGCCAGGGTTGCGGCAGAACCAGAATCGCATGGGAACGTATGCCTCAGTTGGTGCAGATGCGAAGGTTGTACCTGAGTTATCCGTTTGTGGGCCCTGGTGGGTGTATGACATGCGCTGGTAGCGGGTGGAGAAGCCCTGGGTTTGGTCCTCTGCGGTGGATCCAGAGGTGCTGTTGATATTGGGCTCGGCACCACCTGTTCCAACCTCTCCCTGGGAACCTACGGGGTTGACCTCTGTAAGATCACGCCAGATTGTGAGCCAGCGACCATACTGACGGTCGATAAGCTGACCACCGATCTCGAGCTCTAGGTAATCAAAGAGAGCATGGCCGAAATCAGATGGGAGAATTACGGTGGTTGCTGCCGTGCAGAAGCCGTTGGGGCTGTACTGAACCCAGAGGTTCTTGAGGAGATCGCCGTTACGGGAAACAGTTACGGAAACGCGGTTTCCTGCAGCAGCTGTTCCGTTAATTGTCTGGATAATAGACTCAGTGGCGAAGTTGGTGTGGCGGCGGTAAACGCTCTTGAAAAAGGTGATCTGGGGCTGACCGGTTAGGTAAATGTCTTGGGCGCCGTAGGCAACGAGCTGCATAAGTCCTCCTCCCATTTGTGCGTGTGTTTTGTACTTTTTATAAATATTTTATTTTTTGGAAAAATTACGAATTAAATTAAATTAATTCCTTAAGAATTTAATTCGAAATTTTTCATTTTTTACGAAATAATATTGGACCCTTATGAATTATAAGCAAGGCCTCCCATACCTCCCATAATTCTCAAAATATTGTAGCTTGGTGCGTATAGAGAATATTCGGGTACATTAGAATAATTTTCACATGGAGGTACAAAAGTATATCCCGTTACAGTTGGTTCGGTAGAAGTATCTCTTAAAAGAATATACAATTGTGATGTATCAATACGTGAAAAATTACATGTTCCTGAAGGTTGGTGTTCCTCAGGACGAAGCGCAAACGAATAAGTGTATATATAATTTCCAGGAATTCTAGTATGGTGAGTATAATTTTGTGCAAGACGGAAATATTCTCCCGGTCGTTCTTTAAAACGATCGGTTCCGTTAAGAATTAACTTAAAAAATTTTAATGGCGCAAATTGGGAAGGTGTTCCATTAGGAATAATATTGTTTCCTATAGAAAAATCATTTTTTGGAGCATATGAAGTATTTCTATTAAAAACCCATATAATTTCTTTACACGGATGATTTAAATTAAGCCGTATATAATTAGGTTCTGTTAATGATACCAAATTACCAGTTTGTACTTGTAATTGTTCTATAAGGTATTCATGGGCGTTTTGTGCGAATTTTCTACGCTCCGTAGTGTCTAAGAAGTAGTAATTATTCCAAATTGTAAATGTATTAGTAAAACTTGGAAGTGGAACATTTGTATTTTGAACTATTTCTTGGTACTGTCCGTTCTTAACACCTACAACAAGATTTATAAATTTTTCAAATTGCAATTGGATTTTTACTTCATGGTATTGCAAAGCAATAAGTGGAATTGCTAAACCTGGATTTCTACAGAACCAAAACTGTAATGGTACTTGTAATTGGTTATAAGGTTCATAGTCAGTTTTGTAAGGTTGCCAATTAGCAGCAGAATAGTCCTTTCCTACCATTGAACCATATCCCTTAGTTTGACTTTCGGTCAAGTTAAGTTCAGACCAGATATCCATCCATTTACCATATTGTTGATCTATAAGTTGGCCTCCTATAGTAACTGAAACCATGGATACAAGATAATTTCCTACTCCTTGTATCCATCCACAATAATCAAAAGTATCACCATCAATAACATAATCTGTAGGATCAAAAAGACTTAATTGAAGTAATATATTTCCTATTAGGTCTCCATTTCTTGCAATAACGATGGTGATATTTCCTCCAAATCCTATATTTCCGTCTACAATTTGGTAAATTGATTCCATAGAAAAATTTGTATATCTTTTATAAACGGCTTTGAAGTATGTTATTTGTGGATTTGTCGTAAGATAAACATCTTGTGATCCATAAGCAGCTAATTGAACTAATCCTCCACCCATTTAAAGACTATTATTAGTATATCTTAATATTCTTTTTTGATAGATTTAAACATTTCAAAAGTATTTTTGTCTATTTTTTTTATAGACCATCCCTTTTCTATTAAAGAAAAAATGAATAATGCTCTTAAAATTATCAAATAAGATAGTTTATCCATAACTAATGATATGCAATTTATTAATTATTTTATGTTAACGTAATAAATAAAAATATTTGTTATTTATAGTAAATGATAAAAGTCGGAATAGTTTTAAATTATAAAAATGCGGAAAAAAAGAAAGACGAATTACTTAATGTTAATTCACGAAAAATGAAATGGTTATCTTTAGCAAATGAAAAACGCTATAAAAAATTCTGTATTATAAAAAATAATAAAAGATTTATTCCTGCTGATGTAGCGATTGGTATTTATCTAGAAAGTAAATATCCCGATAAAGTACTTGTTGATTATATTACACCTAAAGAAATTTCAACAAGACGTTTTAAAAAGAATGACATAGTCTTTATTATTATCTATGATCTCCTTGAATCATTCCATTTAAGTGATCGTACAAAGTTTAACAAATTTAAACTTGCTTTAAAAAGCAGTAAGAATGTTTATCCTCCGTATAAGTATCAAAAATTTATAAATAATAAATGTGACTACTACAAATATCTTTCTAAAAAAGGAATACCTGTTGCACCTACTTATTGTATTTCAAAAGAAAAATGGTTTTTAAGAAATCCTGATACTTATGTTAATAATTTAATTTCAAAGGTACGTAATAATAAGTGGGAATCTATTATTGCAAAACCAGTTTACGGTCAAGAAGCAATAGATTTTGCTAAATTTGTTAGCTGTGATCCTGTTAATAAGGGTCTTTCTTGTAAGAAGAAAGCAATAAAAAGATATCTTTCTAAAAATGTTCCTAAGTATAAATCAATAGTAATTCAAGAATATATAAAAGGATTCGACCAAAATAATCCAGAAATAAGAACATATTTCATAAATGGAAATTATATGTATTCTATTATTACTACAGCTAAAAGAGTAGGACAACCCGTTCAAGAAGGTGGAAGATTTAAAATACCAAATGAAAATTGGAATTATATTCGTAAATTATCCCAACATGTTATGGAATCGTTGCCAAAATTAGAATTACCTGGAAAATTAAAGAATCCAATTTTAACAAGAATAGATATCGGTTCAGGTCTCGAAAATGTACCATATGGATATTTTGTTAATGAAGTAGAATTTGTTCCAAGTCTTTACATAGAAGACCAAAAGAATCCTGTTGTGGAAGCAATTGGAGAATCTTTAAAAGAAGTTGGAGAAATATACTCTACAGAACACAAAGAACCTAATGTTTTATTTTAAATAAATACCTTTTTAATTGAACTAATACTTGTTCTACAAAAATGACATTTATTATTAATTTTTGGTTTACAATTAGTACAAACTGTATGGCCGCACGGATCAATAAAATATGTAATTTCGGAATCTAAACAAATACCACAAGTTCCTCCAGGTGATACTTCGGAAAATGACTTCAGAAGATCTTTAAAAAATGAATACTCCGATAATATTTCAGAGTGTTGCTTTTTTAAAGATTCTATATCGAGATTGGAATAGTACCAATTTATTCTACTGATAAGAAGCTCTTTTAAAGCTTGGTCTTCTTGTTCTACATTAGGAGCAGAATTGATACTAGTTATTAACGAATTAATAGTATTTGTAAATTGTTCGAATTTTTTCTTGTTTTCTTCTAATGTAAGTTCTAATGATATTTTTTGATTAAAATTATTTACAATTAATTTTTTAATACGATTTACGGTATTAGTAAATTCACTTGTCAAATATTTATTTGACAATTCTTTAAGCTCAGAATCAGATAAATTTGGAATATTTTCAATTTCATGAATCGAAAACATTTTATTTTTAATTTCACTAAAAACCTGAGAATATAAAGTTTTATCTATATCTTCTTGTATACCATTTCTCTCCATAATTAGAGTTTCAAAATTTCTAGTTGTTCTAGAATCATTTTGTTCTAATGGATTCATAATATTAATTTCATCAAAATTGAAAAATTCTAATTCCATTAAATTAATTGATTATGAGTCTTTATAACTGTTTTTTAATGGGTTAATACGTTCAATTTTATTATTAAATTCCATTAAAGAAGATTTACTTCCCTTTGGAAGTTCGTGTTTATTTAATAATTCTATTTCTTTTTTGCTAAACCGAATTGACTCTTCGGAATATTCTTCAAATGCTTCCATAGTAATCGGACAATACTTCTTTACTATTTTTTTAATTGCATCAGAGTATTCCCTAATTTCAAATTGAGCGTGGTGATCGCTTCTAAGACCGATAAATCTTAGTAAGTTATGAAGATCAATTTTCCAATAGAATTCTGAATTAATACTTAATGGAAGTACAGTTCGTGCCATTTCTCTACAAACTCCTTCTTTGAGAAGAAGTTCATATAATTCATATGATTCTTCCTGATGACAACACATCATCTTAATAAGCTGTGAATCATTTTCTAAATCTGCACCCGAACCTTGTTTATTGTCATCTGACTGTGTTCTAAGTCTATTAGGTACCCAAAATGAATCTTCAATAAGTGAATATCTCGCAGATAGTTCATTATAACTACTCATTCGATGTCTTTGCCACTGTCGTATAACAAAAATAGGAGCTTTAATGTGAAATTTAAATTGTACCATTTCGAATGGTGTTGTATGTGCATTTTTAAAAAGATATTTCACAAGCGCTTTATCAGATGATGTTTTAGTTGTTCCACCTGAATAACTAACTCTTGCTGCTTGGACTATTGCAGCATCACATAATAATTCTTGATCGTTAACGATTCTCGGAAGAATGTCAACTAATTTTACAAATCCATTATTTCCAACAGATTCTTCGGTAAGATCGAGAATATTCATAATAATAACAATAGTTTCATTTGTTTAAATAAGTTCTGAGATCCATTTTACAATAAGGACAATTCACAGATTCATTAAACCATCTTTCAGAGCAAGAAATACATATTTTTTGATTGCAACAATTTAAAACCACAAAAGTATTACATGTTTCAGAACAAATAACACAATCTTCACTAATATTCACGGTATTAAGCTCATTTATTTCAGACCCCGAAAGTGTTACTTTTACAGGTTCCCAAAACTCGTCAGTAAGATATTCAAGTAGTACATTTTCAAGATGATCTCTTTCAACGATAATCGGAAAAGAATATCTGAATGGTTCAAACAGAACAAGTGGCATTTAATTATAATTTATTTATTTTTTCTTTAAATTTAATTGTAAATATTTTAGTTTTAGGTTCTTTTGAGGATTCTTTAAAATCAGAGAAGAATTTATAAATTAATTCTAATAAATTAATGTTATTGTTAAAATAACTTAAAAGATTTTTTAAATATTCTTTCTGGTACTGATTGAGTGATTTACTTTTAATAAGATCGTATGTCAAGAATTTTTTTATATGAAAAATATCTTCAATATTTAATTTGTAAATAGAATCTTTATTAATTTTATCAATATTTTTTTTGTTATTGAGATAAATATTAAACCTATTGTTGATTACTGAACTTCTTAGTTGGCATTTATTATTTTTTATTTCACTTTTAGCATAATAACTTGGAATATATAAAGCACTAGCACAGTGCATTTCTGGAATAAATAATCTTGTTGAATCATACATATCTGAATACACGGTGTCACCTAGTGAAATTGAATCTGCTGCATTAGCTATATCATAGATATCACTAGAATAATCAATGTAATTTTCATGGACCAAATTTGCAAGTAAATATCCATCAGTTTCGTAGACCTTGAATATTTCTGATATTTCGATTGGTTCCAATTTATCAAATAATTTTTCAATAAATTCAAAATGATTAACGTCTATATCTTTATAGAAAGAATTTATGTAAGTATCGATATTTGATTTTTTATTTTTTAAAAATTCTATGGTATTTAAAATTAATCTCTTGTCACTTTTACATTTACTTAATAAAAGATCTACTTCTGACACTGTTAGATGTTTACATAAAGGTAGTATCCATGGTTTTATAAGACTTTTATTTATTTCCCCGATGTAATAAACATTACTTGTTTTTTTTAATTCACTAAGTTTTGAACCTTTTGAATCTGATGAAATAATTACAATAGGTGGAATTATATTATTAATATTTTGATCGTTAAATGTTGGTCCAATTTCTTTTAATAATTCCTTTGTTAAATTAGAATAATTTGTTCTAAGATACAACATATTATTAATATCAGTTAATGATAAAACATCATTTTGGCTATTTTGGTATTCATCAATAAGAATTAATTTTTTTGACTTTTCTGCCTTGGTAAAGAAATTAGTTCCACCCGTTGTTACATAATCAGAGAAATTTAAAATATCTTTAATGAGTTCTTTTTTACTAAGAATATTACTATTATTGGCAGAATAGAGTAAAATATTTTCTTCTTTGCAGAATGATTCAATTAAAGTTGTTTTTCCACATCCAGTAGGACCTATTATTAATAAAAATTTATTTGTGTTATCGTTTATAGATTTTTCATACCATTCTTTAAGAATAAAATGTGTATTTTCTAATCCTACCAACTTTTTACATGGAATAAAATCTGAAATATCTGAAAGACTTAGTTCTGAAATACTATGTAAAAATGGATTCAAATTTATTTCTTCTTTCTTAGAACTTTTACTTTCTGGTACAATCGAATTAGTATTTTTTTTCGGATTAAATACTAACTTCACCATCTTACTTTAATATTGTTCTAATTCTTAAATTAAAATACTTATCTTAGAATATGGATCTTCCAAAATTATTAGAAAAAGATACTTTCTGGAATAAAGTTAAAAAATACCTTTATATATTGGTAATATTAATAGTTTTACTGATATTACTAATAATAGTTTTAATAGTTATGATAACGATTCTTTTAAATAAAGTTAATTTATTTCTTGCAGAATACAATTGGCAATGTAACAAGTAGTGCGAAGACAACTACGTGAACCCAGAATCCGGGCTGCTTGATGTCCATTCCAACTGGCCATGGGCCTAGTGACTTTCCGAATAATTTTCCAGTGAGAGTGTATGTTCCGCTCATGCTTACTAGAACAAATGCGAGAACTAAATAGAGAACCCAGAGAGCTGCATTTCGCATGTCGTGCATTTTTTATAATATTAACAAATATTTTATTTTATTATAAAATCATTTTTTTTATAAAATCTTTTTCTCTTAATAAATTGGCCGTTAAATATTGAAAAACGATCGGTTATATCTATAACCAACGGCCCATTTTTATTCTTCTGTCTTAGAATTCTACCTACTGGCTGTACTACATCACTTTTAGGAGTTGCTAAAATAAGAGTATCAAGATCTGGAACATCAAATCCTTCACCCGATGCTTGGTAAGTTCCTATAATAACTTTAGAATTTACAGATAATTCTCTAGATTCGGTTTTCATTCCTCCTAGATAAACACCTGCAGAAATATTTAATTTAATAAGTTCATCCATAAGATATTCACAGTGTGATCGTCTATCTGATAAAATAAGTATTTTTCTATCAGATTTAAGAAGTTCTATTACTGAATCAATAATCAATTTGTTTCTTGGTTGGTTTATTGTAAGATCGGTAATCATAGTTGGATTATTCACCTTTCCAACGGAATTAAGCTTTTCTTCATAATTCGAACAATCTGTGTATACAAATTCAATAGATGGTTTGCCAGATTCTCTTTTTATGTTTACTATCTGAGGTCCTAAAAACCAATAAATAACTTTACTAAGACCATCTTTGCGCTCAGGTGTTGCAGATAACCCAACCATATATTTCGTTTGTATCTTAAAAAATATACTTGAAAAGGTTTTGCTACCTATGTGATGGCAGTTATGCACGATAGGACCAATTCCAGATGGAGTTGAACATATGAAATTATGATTATCTTCTACCTCTATATCATAAACGTAATTAGTTTTATTTTTTACTTTTTCAATTGATGTTATTTTTATAGTTTGGGTAGTAGATTGCATTAAATCCCCAACTTTTAATTCAATAGCTGGTACATAGCCAGAAGGTGTTAATATTTTATGATTATATGTACACTCAATATCTCCATTACTGTACCTTATTTTTAATAAATCATTATTGCATTTTCTCCATGCATATGTAATATTTTTATATTCTGTATTTTTAGTTTCTTCATTAAATGATAGTACCCTTGGTAATGGTTTATTATCTTTCCATATATTATAAATTTTTCCTATTTCCATAGGACCATCTTCAGTAGCAATAAATTGTTTATATGGAAAACATTCGTCTATCTGGAGGTGACCGAAACTTTTAAAACATTCTGGAGGGTAGTCTCTCTTTATGATAGACTGGATCATTCCAACACATATATCAACATTTTCCCACTCACATTTATTTTGTTTTATAATACCGATTCTTGCGTCTGGTAAAAATGTTTTAATTCGTTCTATCCATTGATCGAGAAGAAAATCGGCATGGACCAAGATGAGTGTTTTTTGTTTCATTAATGATATCAATTTTAATGCAACTACAGTTTTACCAAGTCCCGTATCCAAAGAAATTAATCCACCTCCATATTGTGAATAACTTTTTAATGTTTCTTCAATTGTTTTTAATTGGACTTCACGAAGTGTTCCTTTAAATTCAACATCAATTTCGGTTCCACCAAGTACATTATTAAGTGGTTGTCCGTATTTTTCAATTGCGTAGTATCTTGGCATATAAATCTTGGTTTTAGAAATTCTAAAAACCGGATATCCAATAACTTTACTTTGAAAATTGGGATTTTCTATAGGTTTTACATAAAGATCGGATCTTATTTCTTGTAAAAAGTGTGGAGGTAATTTTGCAAGACTCATGGAATAACCTCTCTGACCTATTTCTGTATCCATAATATTTCACTTAAAAATATATCTTTTATATTCTTAAATGAATTATTTGAAATTAATGGTATGCATTAATACAACATTTTCTGTACTAAGTTATTACAAGTTGCGTGATTTAGACCATAAATTTGAATCAAGATTTATAAATAATAAAATACTTTACACAACAAGATAAATTACTTTTCGTATAGTAGATCTAAATAAGAAATATTAAACTGATTACAAAATTCTATATTTTTAGGTTCTATATCAATTGCGGAAAATTCTACATCAATATCATTTAATCCTATAGTGTAATTAAAATTATTTAATATAAGTAATTCCATATTTGTTGTACCACATAATGTCAACAAATTATTAACATATTCAGTTGAAATATGTAAGTCTTCATCTGTTGTTTTTTTAGATATTATTTTAATAGGTACGTATTCTTCATTATTAATAGGAGGATACATATTATAACGACGCTTGTAATCTGATAAAAAACTTACACACTTTGATGCAATACCTGCATTTTTAAATGAATAAAGATAATGTTTATTGTTTATTAGACTTGTATAATAACATTTATTGTAGGTTACTACATTTACTTTTTGCGGAATTAACATTTTTAATAAATAGTATTGTTTTTTTAAGTTAAATTAAAATAATACTAATTATTAAATGTTTAAAGAAAAACCGGGAGACGATACAGGTATGCAAACTAGAGTATGGGGACCAGCTGGTTGGTTATTTTTACATTCAATCGTTCAGAATTATCCATGGAAACCAACTGACGAACAAAAAAATAATTATTTATCTTTTTTAAAGTTGGTTGGAAATGTTCTTCCATGTAGATACTGTCGTGAAAGTTATCAGAAATTTATTACCGGAGTAGATACATGGAAACCAAGTCCAACGGAATTAGTTAACCCAGATCCATTGTGTGAAAACGATTCTGAATTGATACTCGATATTTCTAAATTAAAATCACGTGAAACACTTGTTAGATGGTTATATAATCTTCACAATAGAATAAATAAAAAACTGGGACTTAATTGTAATCCAACTTTTAAAGAAGTATGGAATAAATATGAATCTTTTAGAAGTAAATGTACGAAGTCGGTTAAACCTAAAAATGGATGTTTAGACCCCATGAAAGGGTTACGTAAAAAATGTAATCTTCAAATTATAGATGTCGATGCAGATGGAAATGCGTTTGGTAAGAAAAAAAGTAAATTAAAATTAGTTTCCATTAAAAAATCAAATCGTTCGGGAAAAAAATTAATGGCAACTTTTGAAATTAACGGTAGAACCCGTGTTATTCACTTTGGATTATCTGGTGCTAGCGATTTTACCAAACACCGTGATAAAATCCGTAGAAACAGATACATAAAACGTCATCTAAAAGACCTTAAAACAAATCAACCATTCAGAGCTGGGTATTTAAGTATGTTTGTTTTATGGAATAAACCTAGTTTAGCTGCAAGTATTAAAGACTACCGTCGACGACTTGCAACTTATAATCGTACTGGTAAATTTCCAACTAATGGTATTTGAAAAAAAAGATTATTATTAGTATCATAATTATTAAAAATAAAATAAACATACAACAAATTTTAATGTAATATTTTGTTTTTGCTTGATTTATGATACTAAGTATTTTCATTTTTACATTATTTTCTGGTATATGAGCTGCAAGTATTAATAAATTCCCAAAATTATCTTCTTTCATAATTTCATTATAAAGTACGTTATTTATAAGGATACTGTCATTACTGTGTAAAATTTCACAGATTTTTTCCTTTGTACCGAATAATGGATTCATTTAATTTTTTTTGGGGGTCCTAAGACCTTTAAATAAAATTAGTCATCATAATCACATGGATCTTCTGTTTCCTCATAGTCATCAAATACTTCGGAACCTTCTACATCTGAAATGATTTCTTCAGGTTCAGGTTCTGTATCAAGTTCTTCTTCAGAATCAATTACTTCTTCAGTGTCAGATTCCTCAATGTCAGATTCAGTTTCTTCAAGTTCTGATTCAGAATTTATACTTTCAGAAATGTTATTTTTTATAATTTTATAAGATTTGTCAATTATTTCTCTAGAAAATATACGGTCATGGAATTTTTGTAAAGGTTCTCTATGAGATTCTTCCATAAATGGACCAGCCGTTGGAAAATAATAAATTCTTCTTGGAATTCGAAATAGTTTATTTTTTACAATAATATCAATTTCTTGGAGTACTGATTTTTTTGGATCAATTAAAACAAAACGAAATAATCTTTTTAAATCATTATATAATTTTTTATGAGGATTTTCAACAAGAATTATTTTATTTTTTTTTGGTATTTGATCGAATACATGTCTTTCTCCATGATATGTTGCATTAAATTTACATTGTTGTTTTTTAGCTTTTACCCATATCCATTTTTTAGTTATTGGATCAACATCAAAAACTTCTTTTACAATTCCACATTTCATTATATATGTATTTTTTGAAACATTATGATATTTAAATATAGGACCTCCACACGGACAAGATTCTGTGGATATCCAATCGTTAAAACAAACATTCTTAACCATTTTAAAATAATTATATTCTTTATTTTAAGTAATTAATTATTTTGTAAAAATTACTTGTACCGAAACATTTCAAAGTCTACAATAATTTTACTTTTTTTCTTTTCTTTTTTTTTTGTAAAAAAGTAATACAATACCATTAACATAGCGTCCGAGATATCATGTTTTCTTGAATTATTCGTAAATGAATTAAAAGATTCAAGATATTCTTTACAAATAGATTCGGATTGTTCTTTTCGTTTTGAATAATCTTTAGACATGTTAAAATGTTTGTGAACGGTACATGGATTAATAAAAAATATCTTAGATCTAAATTTTGTAAAAATAAGATCCTGAACGTTTGTTATTCCAACTGGAGGTTGTCGTTCAATAAGTATAATCTCTGCTTCTGTAAATATGTCTTCATTTTCTTGAATAAAGTGGTCGAGATAGTCCGGAATACAATATTCATGATGTAATTTGCACTCACAAAATGGAACTCGGTTATGACGTATATAAGTTATATCTACTCTGTTACACTTTATTACTTCAACCGAATCTGATTCGACGTCTATATTTACAAAAACATATCCAAGATTAACTATACCAATATCTATGGATAATACTAACATCAATTAATTAAATTATTTTATTTTCTTTAAATTAAATAATTGATAATTATACAATGAACGATTGCAGATTTGGTCGAAAAAAACCTGTTCCAGTTAATAAGAAGTTGTATGCCAAAGTACTTAAATCAGTAAAATCAAAGGTGAAGGTATGGCCGAGTGCATATGCTTCAGGCCAGGTAGTACAAAAATATAAGCGTCTTGGGGGTAAATATCGTTTTGGAAGTTCAACGAGTTTAAATGAAATGATAAAGAAGTGTCTAAGTATTGTTTATGGAGACAAAGTCTTAACGCGTTTCGGTAAAAAACGTACAGTTTCTTTGCAGAAACCAGTTTCTGCAAAGAAACCAGTTCCATTAAAAATTAAAAAACTCGCAAATAAATTAAAAATTAAACTGTATATTAAGAAAAATGGTAAACGGGTAATGAAAAGTTTAAGTGTACTTAAAAAACAAATAAAATCAAAACAGAACAAATGACAATTAACCGGGCTTGATAGATGGTTCAAAGAAAAATGGGTAAATGTATGCGTAAAGAAAAATGGTAAATATACACCATGCGCAAGAAGTTCCAAGAAGTATCCTTATTGTAGACCATCTATTAGAATTAATTCTAGTAGCCCAAAAACTGTTGGTGAAATTTCAAAACGTAAATTGAAGGAGATGTGTAAAAGAAAAAAAAACGTAAAAAGAGTTAATTTAAAAAGTTAACTATATTTAATGAAAACCTACCCAATTAAAGCAATTGCTGTATTTGATTCAAATGGAATTAAAGGAACCGTTGTATTTACAGAAGAACCATTAAATGACCTAGTTCATATTGATATTCATATTTCAGGACTCAATAAAAATGCTAAACATGGATTTCACGTCCATGAAGCAGGTGATCTAAGTGAAGGATGTACTAGTATGTGCGCACATTTTAATCCATTTGGACTTACTCATGGTTGTCCTGGAATGAGTATTAGACACGTAGGTGATCTTGGAAATTTAGTAACGGATTCAAATGGAAATGCTAAATATTCAATTGTAGACGACATTATAAAACTCAGAGGTATAGCTAATATAATAGGAAGAGGTTTGATTATACATGCAGATCCAGATGATTGTGGAAGAGGTCTTGGAAACAAACGAGCTGAAAGTTTAAAAACAGGTAATGCAGGAAAAAGAATTGCATGTGCTGTTATCGGATATTCAAAAAATTAAAATAAATACATTAATTATATTAAGATGGTTTTTTTAAAAAAAGATTTTAATGTACTTTCTTTATCGATTCTTCGAGGACTTTGTAAAAAATATAAAATTACTTATTCCAAAAAAAATAAAAACCAACTTATCGAACAATTGGATATTTTTTTTGCAACAAAGTTAATTCAAAAAAACTTTAGGATACACTTTTATAAAAATGCTGTAGATCATATAACTTTGGAAAAAGTTCATTATCCATGTTTTATATTCCGTACAAAAATTGGAAAATGTTATTTTTATAATTACGAATCAATAATTCGATACATCATGAAAACAGGTAATTGTAATGACCCCATGACAAGAATTGCATACACTGACGAACAATTAATTAGACTCGATTCTGAAGTAAAACAACATTTTCCAAATAATAATTATAAAAGTACTTACAAAATTAAAAAAAGTGCAAGTTATGCTCGCCGTATCCGTAACCGAGAAAATGAAATACTTTCTTTTCATATGAGACTCGATGAACTTAAAAATAATATTCTATTTGCAATTGAATCAGATATTTTTTCATGGGACATAGACGCCGAACCCATATTAATTGATAATATAGAATACCCTAACATTAATTCTTACATGAATTCCATACTTCACGAACTTAAATTAATTATTATCAATTTAAGACACTACGACCGAGATTCAGCCGAACATTTTAAACAATCACTCATCGAATCCATAAGTAATTCCGAAATATTAAGAAAAATACAATTAATTTAATTTTTACAAAAAAAATAAATACTTAAAGAAGTGGGTATTATATACTTAAAGAAAATGACTATGGAAACGATGTGTAGTCTGTGTCAGAATCCTACTTTTTTGTGTAAATGTGAATCGTTCTGGGCTGATTTTGACAAAACACTTGTTGAAAATTGTACTGGTAAAACAGACATTCACAATGGTGTAAAATATTCAGATATCAGTATTTCTACTATGACAATATGTTTTAATTTTAACCAAAGTATAAATTTGAATTTATTAAAAGAGAAACTTCCAAAAGGAATCAATATTAATTATAATCCTGGATCCAAAAAATCAAGGGTCCAAAAGAAAAAAGGTACAGATTCATTTTACAATAGTTTCGATGTAAAACTAACATTTTTCGATCACATCAAAAATGTATTTTCAAATGTTAGTATTTTTATTTTTCCTAATGGAAAGGCCAAAGCAGCTGGAATAAAAACCATAAATACTATAAACATAATGTTGACTGAAATGATAGATCTTATAACTAGTATTCCAGGTACGATTGGTAATGAAAATTTTTTTGCAGAAAATATAAAAATACAAATGATATGTAGTGACTTCAAGATTAAACCAATCGTTGAAAATCCAGATGGATGGTGTTTAAAACAAGAAGATCTTAAGAATATTTTAGTTAAAGAACATTCTCTGAGTGCTACATTTAGTTCTTTGAGTAGATATCCTGGAATAAATTTGAAATATCCAAGTTCAGTTGATAAAGATAAACAAATTTCATTGCTTATCTTTAGATCTGGAAGTATTATAATAACAGGTGCTAAGAATTCAGTAGATATTTCAAATAGTTATTTATTTATAACAAAAGTTATAAGTTTAAATTCAAAAAAACTATTTTATTATGACATAAACGAAGAACTTAAACAAAAAAAGAAAAAAAAGAAAGTAAATTAAAATAAATGTTATAGTTAAATGAATAATTTAATAGTAGTACTTTCCTTTTTTATTTTTTTTACAATTTTGATAATTGTCATTTTTAATTTTATTACAAAAAAAACAAATCCCGATTCAGATGATTCAGAAGGTGATTTATTACAACAGAGTAATAACTTATTTGCTGGAGCAGATAGAATCAACGACATTAATAAAATTACAATTGAACCATATGGATGTTTTACAAATTTAAAAAATCAATTTTTTCAAGAAAGAGTTAATCCATATTCTAAAGATAAAAATTTGATAGATTCAAGTTATTACTTCACCGAATCTGGAAAAACCAAAGCACTTCGACGATTAATACTTGATGTAATAAAAAATGGTTACATTACCTTTGGAAATGAAATGCTTAAAAAATATGACACACAAGGAGGTAATAAAAATATTTCTCTATTGGAATTTGCAAAATTAGGTAAACTTGCTGGATATAACTACATAAGTGTAGCAAAATCCGATATAAATAGTTTAAATGTTACTAAGGCTTATTTTACTTATAGCCCACCTACTACAAGTAGTGCACTTTATAAATATACTTCTAATTATTCAAATGAAGATTTTAATTCAATACTTACACAGACAGATTTACCTGAATATACTTTAACTCCAAAATTAAATAATCATTCTTCTGATATATCTGAAAAAGATAAAGAATTAGCATGTGGTTTTCCATGTATTACATTCGGACAACCTGAAACATTTAACGATCCAAATGGTACAGTACGACAATATATGTGTGGTTCTATAAATTATCCCACATTAAAAACCCCTGAACGTTATGCAGTTTATAAAATTAATGGGTAAATTGTTTAAATAAATGCGCCCAAATTCTTTCGGCAAAGTGACCGTTTTCTATGTTATCACCCACACTAAGGGACTCAAGTAGTTTTTCGTAAATTTGTTTGTTGATATAAAGAATATTTTCCTTGCTAACTGCAAACATCCCTCTAAGTTGAATGTATTTCATTGGTAGATCATCAATAACAGCTGTTTTCCAAGCTTGAAAATGTGGATACTCAGATTTAATAAACTTATTACCATTACGATTGCATCTTCCAGAAGCCATATAATCATTTATTGCATAATTAAAAGTTTCATTAACTTTAAAAAAACGTGGTGCATAAAACCCATTGTGTTTTGACTTTAGTTTTTGAAGATTTCTTTTAATTGAACCAAGATATTGTCCTTTTTTAAGACACATTGTAGATGTTCCTGGTAAAAATATTAAATTATCTGGAAGATTGTCCCAATTGTTGAGAATGTGATATACAATTGTATGATCGATTCTTCCAATATTTGGTAATTTAATGAAAACCAATTTTGCAAGAATTTCTGGAGACGGAATGAAGTCATTGAAATAACGTTCATTTTCTCCTTTATTGTATATGTAAATCTTGGAAACATAACATGGAAGTGTTACAATCCAATTAATATATTCATTGTACCTTGAAATAACACACTCAATCGTTCCAATGTTGTTTTCAAAGTAAAACATCTTAAATTACTTATAGAATCATTTACTTATATTTCTATAAGTAAGTTATATATGAAAGTCCTTATTTATGGTTCAAAAGGCTGGATCGGTGGTCTTTTCATAGATTTTCTTAAAAAAAATACAGACATTCATTTTGTTGAAGGGCTTTCACGAATCGATAATGTCCTTTGTCTAGAAGAAGAACTTATTGACAAATGTCCTACCCATGTTATTTCTTTTATCGGACGTACACATGGAGTTATTGATGATATTCCCATCGGTACAATTGATTATCTTGAGTATCCTGGTAAATTACTTGAAAATGTTCGAGATAATTTATTTAGTCCGATTGTTTTAGCAGAGACATGTAAAAAGATGAATATTCATTATACTTATCTTGGAACAGGTTGTATTTTTAACTGTGATACAAATTCTGAAAATGTTTATTCATTCAATGAAAATAGTCTTCCAAATTACTTTGGCTCAAGTTATTCCATTGTCAAGGGGTTTACTGACCGTTTAATGCATAACTACTCTGATAGTACACTTAATCTTAGAATTCGCATGCCTATTAGTAGCCAATGGAATGATCGTAATTTTATTACTAAAATAACAAAGTACGAACGTATTTGTAGCATTCCTAATAGTATGACCGTATTGGATGATTTCTTTCCTATCTTTTTGGATCTTATGCATCGTAAAAAGACTGGAACATACAATTGTACCAATCCTGGACTCATCAGTCACAATGAGATTCTAGAGATCTATCGTGCACTTGTAAAACCTGACTTTACTTGGAAAAATTTTAACCTAGTCGACCAAGCAAAAATTCTTAAATCTGATCGTAGCAATAATCTTCTTGATACAACTTTACTTGAGAGTGAATATCCTAATCTGAAAAACATCAAAGAATCCGTTGCCGATGTTATTTCAAAATTTAAGTTCTGATTGAAGGATAATTTTCATTAAACCATTTTATTGTAAGATGTATTCCAGTTTCCAAGGGTGTGAACTTAAAATCTGGAAATAATTCCATAAGTTTGGAATTATTTACTTGTTTTCTATATTGACCGTCTGAAAAGGTAGTCTCGAATTTTAATTGAGGGTATTCAAATTCCCGAGATATGATTTCTGCAACTTCTTTTATGGAGTATTCTTCCACCGGTGATAAAATTATACTTTCCATTACTTCTGAATTTAGTATTTTCATAATAAGTTTTGCAAGATCAATAGAATAAATAAATTGTCTCAAGGGTTTTCCAGAACCTTTTACTACAAAATCACTTTCATTTTTTTTAGCTAAATAACATTTATGAATTAAAGCAGGTAAAACATGGGAATCTTCTAAATTAAAATTATCGAATGGTCCATAAATATTTGTTGGTATGAATGTAATAAATTTGGTATTGTATTGTGCGTTATAACACTTTGTTTGTATATCTAATAATCTTTTTGCATAAGCATACGCATTATTTGAATCATGTGGTGGGCCATTATGTAACATGGATTCGTCAATTGGATATTCGCATTTATCTGGAAATATACAAGTACTTAGACAACTAATTAATTTTGTTACACCAAATTTTTGTGAACAACGAAGTACATTTGTATTTATGAAAATATTATCTTCCAACATTTGAACTTTCTGATTCATATTTTTATATAACCCACCTACATTTGCTGCAAGATGTATTACAAAATCAGGTTTATATTTCTTGAATGTTGATTCCACTTGAGAATAGTCTAATAAATTACACATTTTAGAATCTAAAAAAATGTAATTGTAATATGGATAATCACAGATTATACTTCGTATAGCATTTCCAACCAAACCAGATCCTCCAGTAACGAGAATTGTTTTCATTCGTAATAATTACCAATAAATTATAATTATAATTATTACGAATGGTTAAAGTTGCTTTGGTTACTGGAATCTGTGGACAAGATGGATCTTATTTAGCTGAGTTACTTTTAGAAAAAGAGTACATCGTTTACGGACTTATCCGTAGAAGTAGTAGTATAAATACTGGTAGAATCGACCATATTTATAAAAAGGTGAATCTTCGATATGGAGATCTTTCTGATTCATTAAACATTTCTAAAATACTTAATGAAATAAAAAGTACACCTAATTTGGAACGTATTGAAATATACAATCTCGGTGCTATGAGTCATGTAAAGGTTTCATTTGAGGTTCCTGAATATACTGGAAATATAGACGGTCTTGGTGTTTTAAGACTTTTAGATGCTATAATTTCACTTGGAATTAAAGACATTACAAGATTCTACCAAGCAAGTACATCAGAACTTTATGGAAAAGTTCAAGAAATTCCTCAAACTGAAAAAACTCCATTTTATCCACGAAGTCCTTATGGAGTTGCAAAGTTATATGGATTTTGGATAACCAAGAATTACCGTGAAAGTTACGATCTTTTTGCATGTAATGGAATTCTTTTCAACCATGAATCTCCCAGACGAGGTGAAACATTCGTAACAAGAAAAATAACAATTGGACTTAATAACATTCTTAAAGGTAGACAAGAATGTATTGTTCTTGGAAATCTTGATGCAAAGCGTGATTGGGGCCATGCAAAGGACTATGTCTACGGAATGTGGTTAATGATGCAACAAGATCTTCCAGATGACTTTGTCCTTTCAACGAATGAATTCCATAGTGTTCGTGAATTTGTGGAAAAATCATTCGCACTTCATGGATTTGATATTCGGTGGAGAGGAACAGGGCTTGATGAAGTTGGTTTTGATTCCAATAGTGGACGAATACTCGTGAGTGTATCAGAACGATATTTTCGCCCAGCGGAAGTTGAATTTCTTTTGGGAGATTCGACAAAAGCACACCGAGATCTTGGATGGAAGCCTAAAATTTCATTCGACCAATTAGTTCAAGAAATGGTTGAATCCGATTGTAAATAAAATATTAACATTAATTAAATGAACTATAAGTTACTTACAATATTAAATATAACTTTATTATTTTTAATAATTTTAAATAATTATAATTACAGTAATTTTGAATCGAATCAAAAAATTTATATTGTATCTTTTGCACATAATTGTTGTAAAAAGGCACAAGATAATCTTGAAAAAACTGCATATGAACACGGGGCATATAAAGTAGTATCTTTAAATTTAGATACACTTGAAGCACCGATTAAAGTAAAAGATTATATCAAGAATAATAAGAGACTCGCCGGATATGCGATATGGAAACCATATGCTATAAAACAAATACTAAAAATGTCTGAGCCAGGTGATATTATAATTTATGTAGATTCAAGTACATATTTTAATAAAAGTTTAAATAATATTTCTGATTTTATAAATAAAAATGATATTCTTTGTTTTAAACACGGAGAAATTGGAAAAGAAGGAGATACAAGACAATTTAAATGGACTAAAATGAACGCTGTTGAATATTTTGGATATTCAACAGATTCTTGGTGTTCAACCGAAGGACAAAAAGACCAGTTTATATCTGCTTTTTTAGGAATAAAAAATAATAATATTGGAAATTTTGTTATTGATGAATGGTTTAAATCAATGAATCCAGAAAATTCTTATTTATTTGATGATTCACCTAGTAATATCAAAAATTGTGAAGGTTTTAAAGAATCTCGTCACGATCAACAAATGCTCTCATTAATACTTTATAAATATTTTCCAGATATTTTATTTCCAAATTATGATAAAAATAAATATGGATGGGTTTGGCATGAAAATATAAATGGATTACATAGACATTCTTAATTACTAAATACATTTAAATCCAATCTTAATCCTCCATTTTCTGGATCATGAAGTGAAAAATTTCCTCCATTCTGTTTAACAATATTTCCTATAAAAAACCCATAACCACCTCCAGTAGTTATAAAATGGTTTGCTTTACTTGCAAATATTAAATCTTCATCAGGTGTGTTTCCTAATCTATATATAACTTCAATTCCATTATTATTTAAAAATATACGTCTATTTTCAAGATATCTTGCAGATTCATCCAAACATTCTTTAAAATGTGAACCTGCAAGTATAAAAACTCGTTTTATATTATTTTTTTTAATGTAATTAAGTACTTCATTCCACCAATTATCATTTCCTTTTTTAGAATACTGAGATACACCTTGAGAATATTTTTTATTACATATTATATCTCCTATACGTATATGTAAAACTAAATCTTCTTTATCTATTGTAGGAATTCTATATTTTTCAGATTTTAATTTTATTATTTCATTTAATAAAATTGTATCAATTTTTATATTTTTAATATTATTATTTATATAATTTTTAAAATTATCATATTTATAGTTATTTTTAAAATCATCAGCATCTAACTCTGATTTAATATTATTAAATGTTGGAAATTTTGATTTAATATATGTATCACATATTGTATTTGGATATTTATATAATAAATGTAATGTAGTATCCATAGTATTTTTTCTTGTTAAATAATCAGGATACATAATACAATCTGCCAATCTATAACCATCTAAATTATCTCCATTATAAATTTTTTCTATAATATTTTTAATAAGTTCATCATTAATATTTTTATTAACTTCTTTTAATAATTCTCCATATCCTCCACCTGTTGATATAAAATGTTTTGATTTACTTGCAAATATTAAATCTTCATCAGGTGATTGTCCTAATCTGTATATAACTTCTATACCATTATTATTTAAAAATATACGTCTATTTTCAAGATATCTTGCAGAATCTATTAGACATTCATCTGTATGTAAACCTGCAAGTATAAAAACTCGTTTTATATTATTTTTTTTAATGTAATTAAGTACTTCATTCCACCAATTATTATTTTCTATTTTTGAATAATAAGTTTTATAAGTATTTAGTGTAGACCATGGAACAATATTGTCTCCATATTTACCACACATTATATCACCAACACGTATATGTAAAACTAAATCGTTTTCATTTAATTGCAATTGTAAATGATTATTAGAATTTATTATTTTTTTTAATAATGAAAAATTTTTTCTTTTTCGTGGTTTATTAAGTTTTATATATTCAGATGCTATACTTCCAGGATAATCTTTTTCATGATACAAAATATTTTCATGAAATTTTAGATCATAATATTTATCATCTAAATGATAAACATCTCCTATTCTATAATCTTTCCATTTATCATTATAAAGTTGTTTACTGATGTTAATAACATTACTGTCAATTGGTACATACCAATCTTCTTCAATAAATTTTTCTTTATTTAATAATATTATCAAAAATATTAACAAAATAATAAAAAATATTAATTTCATTTACCATTTATTAACATTTTTATTCCTTTTTCAAATTGGATCTTTATTTAAATGTTGATAAATTGTAAATGAAGTGTTTAATTTTTATAAGTGCGATACTTTTAATAATAATAATTTATATAAATCATTTTATATTTGGAGATTTTACTTCTTTTGATGTTTCAAAAGAATATAAAATACCTTTTATAGTTCACCAAACATGGGTTTCTAAAGAAAGTATACCTCCTGAAATTATCCAAGTTATGGATAAAAATAAACAAAAAAATCCTAATTTTGAATTTAAATTTTATTCTGACCATGATTGTTATAATTTTATAAAGGAAAATTATCCTTCTGAAATTTTAAAGGCATATGAAGCTATAAATCCAGATTATTCTGCAGCAAAGGCAGATTTATTTAGATATCTTATTATGTATAAATACGGAGGTATTTATTTGGATATAAAAAGTTCAATTAAACATAATTTAGAAAATGTAATTTATCCAGATGATGATTGTATTTTATTAACATGTGATGTTAATAAATGTGGTTCAGAATTTAGAAAAAATTTTAAGTGGCCCCATTATGAACAATGGGCACTTATTTTTGAACCCGGGCATAAGTATTTAAAAGAAACTATAAATCAAATTGTTAATAATATACTTTTAAATAACATACCAAATGGAAATAATCCATTTGAAAAAATATTACTCTTAACTGGACCAGATGCATATTCAGAAGCAATATATAATTATAGAATAAATAATAATTACAATAAGAGTGATAGAATCTATAATATTAGTAAATTATTTCAATATAAACCTGTAGGGTATAATCACCATAAAAAATTATATAAAAATAAAAAACATTATTCCCAAGACAATGGAAATATTATTTTTTCATAATATTATCTAGTTGGTAATAATAGTTTCTTTTATAATTAAACATGTTAGTAAAATTAGTATTTATTGTAGAATCTTGATATACTGTATCAATAAAATTATATTTATATTTTATTGAATTAAGATGTTCATAAATAAATGCATCAGCCACTTTTAAATCTTTATAAATTTCAAAATTACCGTTAGAATATTTAGCAACTTCATTTATAAATTTGTTAATTCCGTCTTTTGAAATAATATAACAAGCAGTTGAATATATGTTCTTATTCCATTTTTCATAAGTATCATAGTTATTTTTAAGATAATTAATATGATTAATTAATAAAATATCAAATTTAGGACTACTTTTTATAATGTCTTTAAGTGACTCATTAAAATACTTCAAATTATCAAATGTTATATCATCTTCACATATCATAAAATATTCACCTGGTGAGTCTTTTAAAGAATTAATAGCTTTTATATGTGAAAGCGTACAAGCAACTTCGTTATTAGACATATACGTTGTTTTATATTTACTCAGGTCTTCTTTTTTACCATCTATAGCTGATATTCTATTTTTTGGAACATTTACATTATTAAGTAAAGATTCCATATTTTTTCGACGATCTGGAGAACGATCCAAATTTATCCAATTAATTGAACTTATTCCATTTATTTTAGAATAATTAATTGGGACATTTTTTGTTGTTTTTAAAAAATGATCTATTGTATCTTTATTTGGTATATAAATTATTTCAATATAACAAATTAAAAGTATTAAGAATATTATTAAAAATATTAATTTCATTTACCATTTATTAACATTTTTATTCCTTCTTCAAATGCGATCTTTATTTCCCATCCAAGCTCACGCAGTTTTTGATTACTGATAAAGTATCGTGAATCATTAAATGGGCGATCTTCTATAAATCTTACCCAAGATTGAAAATTGTCAGTACCTTTTATAAGTTTAACAAGTATCTTTGCAACGTCCATTACTGAATACTCATCATGTGTTCCAATATTGTATATTTCTCCAATAATACCTTGATGAAGTACCATTTCAAATGCCGAACATGTATCATTGACATGGAGAAATGATCTTAGTGCAGTTCCATCTCCTTGGATCGTTACTTGTTCGTTATTTTTAAGTTGCATTATAAATCTTGGAATTAATTTTTCAGGATATTGATTCGGTCCATAAACATTGTTTCCACGTGTAATAACTATTGGTAATTTGTAACTTTTGATATAACTCATCGCTATAAGTTCAGCTCCTGCCTTTGTTGCTGCATATGGATTTGTTGGAACAAGAACACTTGATTCATGTTTAAGATCATCATCAACAGATTCTCCATAAACTTCATCGGTTGAAACATGAATGATTTTAACTAAATTACTAGTAACGGCTTGATAGTGTCTACAACATTCTAAAAGTGTATGTGTTCCAAGAATGTTGTCCATTGTATAACTTAATGAATCATCAAATGAATTTTGGACGTGTGATTGAGCTGCAAAATGAATAATGTGAGTAATTCGATATTCCTCAAGAATATGGGAAACCAAGTCTCTGGATTGTAAATTTCCTTTTATAAATTTATAATTTTTTAAACCAGGATTGATATTTTTTTCACTTGCACAATAATACATCGCGTCTATATTTACAATTAAAGTATCAGGGTACTTCTCAGAGTAATAATTTATAAAATTTGAGCCAATAAACCCACATCCACCTGTAACAAGTAAATTCATTTAATTAATAAAGTATTAAAAATTTATTATTTTTACGAATAAAGCTTAAAAAAAGAATACTTTATTAATTAAATGAATGATCGTGTTTTTAATGGAATATCTGCTGAACTGATCTCTGCGGTCTTGACTTATCCATTAAATACAATTAAAACAAATTCTCAAATAGGTAATATAATTAAACCTGGGTTCAAAAACTTAACAAAGGGTATACACTGGTGTTTACTTACAGAATTGGCAAATGCAGTTATATTTTATTCTGTATTTGAAAACACCAAAAATACCAAAGGTCCCCTAGCTGCAAGTATTATTGGTTCAACTGCTGCTATTTGTACGAGTTATCCTTTAAATGTACGCCGAAAATTGGCACAAGTTGGAAAATCGATTGTTTTAAAAAATAATTATTCAGGTCTTCATGTGGCTATTTTTAATGGAGTACCTGGTATAACAATAAATTACACAATTCGTGAAAAATTATTAAAAAAATGTGAAAATTCAAAATTAAAACCTCTTTGTGGGGTACTTAGTAGTGCAATAAGTATAGTTGCTACACATCCACTAGATACAATAAGTACTTGTATCGCAACTAGATCACCTTTTAAATGGTGTTATATTTTTAATGGATTTAAACATCGTTTTATTGAGAAAAATCTTACAATTGGCTCGAAGATGTTGTTACTCGGCCATCTTAACAAATAGACAAGGCTCGTTAAATCGCTGACATGAATCTGTGTAGTTACAATAAATGTATCCAGCACTTGGTACACATCCATGTATATCAGATGCACCTAAAAGATCCAAAGGAAGTAAATCAGATTCTTCAAAGAACGTAAGGATTACATTATTAATTCCAAATACACGAATACTTGTCGCGAGATAAATATAATTGGCTGCGCTTACAAGAAACAGAGCAAGTCGGGAGTTCATTTTATAATAATACATATTATAATTTTTTAAGCCATTTTGCAATTGTTGTATCAACACAAAATATTTGGTGGAGAATTATTCCCAAAGAAAAACAAAAAACAAGAACAACAAAGTAATTTGTTTTAACGAATGAATTAATTACCCATGCAAGAACAAAGGTAAGAATAACGTCAACAACAGAAATACCAAATAGCCGTATCGAATGAACTCCCTTACCGGGTTCACCAAGTATATTTTTATATTTACATAAATTCATTTGTTATATTATATTGTATTATATTAAATGAAAACTTTATTAATTATAATTTTATTAATTTTAATTTTATATATATTAAACAAAGAGGACTTCGAATATTTTTTAAATGTTCTTTTATATAATCCAGTTATTAAAAAAATTGATATAACTAATAATTCATTTAAGAAAAAGTTGAAAATCTTAATTCTATCAACTGATAATAGAAATACAGAGTATATTCAACTCCATAAAAAATCATATGAAGAATATTCAAAAATTCATAATTATACATTTTTATTTGAACTACCATGTGAGAATTTACCAATTTATTATTGTAAATATCAAAGAATTCTTCATCTTATGGAAACTTTTCCAGATTATGATTACTTTCTTTGGGTTGATTCAGATACAATTATTAATAAAAAATACATTTCATTTCCTTTAGAGAGCATGATAGATCAAGTTGGAAGTAATGTAGATTTTGTATATACATCAATGAACCTAATAAAAGAAGGTTTTTTAAATAGTATATTCTGTAAAACTTTTATTGGAGGATTTTATATGTTTAAGAATAATTATTCAGTTAAAAAATTACTTCAAGGTTGTATTAAATATATTGATGATTCAAAATGGAAAAATAAATACAAAGGAAATTGTATGTATGGAGGTGAATGTTATGAGGAAGCTGCTATGTTTTATAATGTTCGAGACAATACTGAAATAATTACCGTTAAATTGATTGGTAATTTTTTATATAACGGAATAAATTGTTATGATGATTATTTTATTTTACATGACTTGAAAAAAAATAAATCAACTGAATGTTTTAGAAAACTTAGTGAGGCATATTCTTGATTGAGATATATATTATCAAAAAAATTAAAATAATATCAAAGTTGTAACAAAATTCTGTTGCTGCATCACAAACTATTTTACTCACTTTTGCATTTGTATTTCCTTTTTTTAAAAATGGACTATTGTCTTGATAAACTAATTGAGGATAAACTCCATAACTTTTTTGATATTTAACTTGTAAATTTAAAGTAGCTCCATCTATAGGTGTTCTCATCGGTGTAAATATAATATCACATAATAATGCAGAATCTAATGTTATAAACTTCGAATAAAATTTTTCATTTATTAGATATGCATGTTGAAGAAGTCCATACATTTTAACAATGTCATCATCTAAAGTTTTTTCAATAAAAAAAGGAAAATATCCATAATACAGAATATCATAATCGGGATAGTTCTTAATGAAATATTCAGTTTTTTCACTCATAATAGGAATTGTAACGGCATGATCATAAACAATAATATCATCTTCAAGAACTATAATATTTTTATGACCCCTTTCCTTTGCAAGTGTATATACTTCTATGTGATTTTTAGTAGCAGATGCTAAACAACAATTATCACAGTGTAATTTTTTAGGAATATTCCATGTTATTTTTTCAGGTGGTATTTTCCAATCAATTAATTTTTCTCTTAGTGATTCAATTCTGGAACTGCCTTCGTATGTTGTTATATAAAAATGATCTACCAAATTCCATAAAGAACTCATTTAATAAAAATAAACTTATTTATTTCATATTTTAAAACGAAAATAAGTTTATTTTAGTATAAATAAATAAAATTCTGTATTAAATGCAATTGAGTGAATATGATTTTGCTACATTTTATATTGTTTATAGCTTAGTATCATGGATTATAGATTTTTTATCTGATTCTAAAATAACTGATAATGAAATCAAAATAGGAATGTTACAGTATATACATCATCTAGTTTCAATATCACATATCGGAATAATAGTTTTACTATTTTTTTCAAAAAGCATGAATATGGCAATCTATTCAATTATAATCAGCATGATTGTACAAGTAGGTTGGTTAATTAATAACGATAATTGCTGGTATACAACAATGGTAAATAAAATGATCGACCCAAAACAACCAAATCGTAAATGGAGAGGTGAAATTGGATCATTCATTAAACACTACGTCCGTGGAGATTCTTGGGCTTATTCCGATATATATAATACAAATATGAGTACCCCCGCTCATATTACTAATGTAGCAACTATTATGTATTTATTAAAAGTTATATATTTCTAAAATTTCATTAACTGCTGGATGACGAATGATATCCTCCGTTTGAAGGTCCACTCTTGAAATAAACTGCGGTTCATTTGGATATCTGTGTAGACATCCCAAAAATTCTGCAAGACCATTATTATTATGATTATCCGATTGTGATAAATCCCCATTAATTACCAATTTTGAATCATATCCAATTCTCGTAAGAAGTGTTTTAAATTGCATTTGAGTTGCATTCTGCATCTCATCCGCTATAATGAATGTATTGTTAAATGTACGACCTCTAATATATGCAAAGGGACACATATCTATAATTTTATTTTTAAGAATGTATTCAAGATACCCCTTTCCGAATATCTCTTCAATATTGTCATAAATCGGTCTAAACCATGGAGCCATTTTACTTTCAAGAGTACCTGGTAAAAATCCATGAGATTCATTATGAATACCCACAGCTGGACGAGTAATAAGAATTTTTTTGTATTTGGATAATTGGGTAATTGCTTCTTGACACGCTAAATAAGTTTTTCCCGTACCTGTCGGGCCAGTACAAATTACAATAGGTTTTGAGCCATTTAGCTCTGAAATGTATCTTAACTTATTTTCAGAATAAACGGCGTCTAATTTCTTTGTTTTTGGTAGTTGTGCCTTTTTAGAATTGTCATCGAGTTCGTATCTGATTAAAGCACCAATTTCTCGTTTATTAAAATGTTTCTTATTTCTCATACCCATTGCAAAGATTTTGTTTTTCATTGTATACATTTTATAATTAATTAATAAGTAATTCTTATATTGTATTATGATATTGACATTTCATTAACTGGATTAATTTCTACAAATGTTCCATTAATGAAATTAAAAATACGCGTAATGTTGTTATCTGTATAGATATACTTAATGTTTAAACCTCCTGGTGAATTTTTTGTTGGTTGCCCGAAATTAACAACAAGACCATCTTTAATTGTATAATGCTTCATGTAATTCTTAATTTGGATGTTTGCTGTATCATTACCGAAATTACTTATCGCCTTTAGTTCAATAATAAAATTATTATTTACAAGTATATCAACTCTTCCATGACCTATATTATGTCCCTTATAAAATATAGGTGTAACCAATTCCGATTGATAACTAATATTTTTTAAACGAAGTGCTACCTCAAATGCCCTGTGGTAAACAACTTCATTATATCCTGGTCCCAAGGAATTATAAATATCCAACGATATACTCGTAAGCTCTTGAATTAACAAATTATTTTGATTCATTTAATAATTAATTAAAATAATTTCTTAAGTTATATTATAAATGCCTAAAAAAGTAAATAACTGCGGTTTTGGTATAAATTTTGACAAATTAGGAAGTAATGTTTACTCAGGTACTGCGGCATTTGGAAAAGATTACACATTTATTACGACTATTATAACTTTGATCATATGCGTATTTTTTATCATAGGCGGAATAGTGCTATTATTGAGAAAACCTCAGTTTACTAAACAAACAACCATGACTATTACGCGTATAGTTAACAAAGACACCGATCAAAATGGAACAAATTTAATTTATTATTATGGTAAAGTTAAAGATTGTGGTGATAAAGAAATGCAATTAATTGGAGCTGAGTGGTCAACATTTAAGGTCGGAGATACACCAACAGTTTTCATTAAACCAGATGGTTCATGCCAAGAAGCTCATCTTCATTCAGATAACTTCAAACCCATAGGGACGTTATTTATCGTTCTTGCACTAATTGTTGGAGGATTTAGTGTTATAAACTTATTTTTTGTTAAAAAATACAAAGGAATTGCAGCAGTTGAAGGGGTTGCTGCAGGAATTAATATATTTAGAAGATAAAATAAAATAACTGTATGTAGTAAATGCTATCATTTAAGCCACTAAATATATTCAACTCCAATTCTACACAGAAAAAGAAAGCAGTCGATCAACGTAAAGCTGACGTAAAAGGTATTTTTAAAGTTTTTGAAGACATTTCTAAAAAGGAAATGGAACGTTCTAAAAAACTCTATGAAGAGCATCTTTCTTGGTTTAATCCAGAACCAGAACCTGAAGTTATGGTAAACCCTGTTACTGTAACAGTTAGCGAAGATTCTTTTTTTGATTAAATCTTTTTCAAAATTGCCAAAATTATTAAAGAAATAAGTAAAAAATTGTTTGTTCTTATAATATTTTCGTATTTATTTAATTTTATATCAATCTCAGCCTTTTGTCGTTCAATATTAGTTATTGAGGTTGACATATTATTAATTTTTGATGGTATTTCGAATGTATTTGTTGCCATCTTTTGTAAATCTATCGATTCCATAACTGTATTTTGAAAATAAGGCTGGAGATATTCAAAAAAACTAAAATCTGGATCTAAATTAGTGCAAATTCCTTCAATTAAACCGAATGTTTTTGCTAAAAATATAAATGAACTAGGAATATTGAACGGTTTTTCCTGTGATAATTTGGAAATTATCTCAGAACGTAATTCTGGATTATTTACATCATCTACTTTTTCAATATAATTAATAATTGATTCAAAAAATAATGTTATTTCATATTTATTACTTCTTGGTATGATAATGCCAAGTGATATAAATAAATCTACCAATCCACGCGTGTCCCTTTGAAGAATACCCATTATTATTTCTTTTGACCTCATCTTAATTTCACTCGGTAATTTTACTACAAGTCCATAATCATATATAACCATTTTGCCATCTTTAGAAACTCCTATATTACCCGGATGTGGATCCGCATGAAAAAATCCATGTTCCATCGTTTGAATAATAAATACTCTTAAAAATAGTTTACTTAGTTCAACTTGATTTATATTATATCTTTGGATTGAGTCAAGGTCCGTTATTTTAACACTACTTACCCATTCCATTATAAGCAATTTATCTGTACTTTTTGATATAAAAACTCTCGGAATAATAACATCTTCAACATTTTTGAAATTATTTCTAAAAATTACTGCATTATTTGCTTCTATGGTGTAGTCTAATTCATCATAGAGTCTTTCTTTGGCATCATTAAATATCTCCTTTGCAGATGGACCAGTTGAATAACCAATCAATTCAAAAAAAGCAAGTATTTCTAAAACACTATTAATATCGTCAGTTACAATTTCTTTTACTCCCGGTCTTTGGACTTTTACTGCTACTTTTTTACCAGATCTCAAAATTCCTCTATGGACTTGTCCTATCGATGCACATTTGTGTGGAGTCATTTCAAAATATCTAAAAAAAACATTAACAGGTTCTGAAAGTTCTTCATTCAGAACTTGAATAAGTTGATCGGATGGAATTTCGATGACTTCATCCTGTAAACTCACTAGTTTATCTAAAAATTCAATTGGAAAAATATCTTTACGTGTTGAAAGTGTTTGCCCTAATTTTATAAATGTTGGTCCCAATTCCGATAAGTAGTCCTTAGTCCATATTCCGAATGATTCCATTTCAGATGAATACCTCGGCGGATCATTTCTATGGAGAACTTCAATCATTTTCTTTTTCAGTACCAATCTCGAGGAGAAATCCCATATTTTAATCTTTCTATTAACCGATTTCATTTAATAATATAATTATTATTTTATAAACATAATTACTAAATTTATAAACCAACTTAACATATTAAAATTCCCCGTGACTTGTTCTAGGCTTTCAGGAATTTCCGATTCGTCTCTTTTGTCGAACGTGTAAAGTGTAATAGAACTCATTACCATCGTAATTCCTAACAAAGCCATAAAATTTTGTACCGGATCCGTTGTTATTTGTGTATACATGTCATGTCCTGAATTCATATAATTAAATTTTCCTATTACTAATCCCAAAGTTGCACACCGTCCATTTACAACTTCTGCAAATTTGAAATAATCTACTTTTACCGGTGGTGGAGATGGTGGTGGTGGAACTACCTTAACCACTTTAATTTGTGGCGGTAACGGTTTTATTCCAAGAACTGAGTCGAGATTTTTAATTGTATTTTTCATTTTGGGTAGTAATATTAAGATTTAAACCTTAAATAAATTAAATGAGTAATTATGTACTTTTGGATGGAGATAATATTCAATTGGAAGTTTTTATTAACGATATAAAACCTCAAATAGAATATAAATACGGAAAAAAATTTAAAATAATACTTTATTGCCAATCAAATATAATTTTTAGGTACCAAACCCTACGAGAACTTACTCTTTCCATAAGTTGCAGTAAAACTAAAAACAAAAATTCAACCGACGCTCAGATTATTTACCAAGCCGGTAAAATAGTAGGTGAAAATCCTGAAAATATTGTTATAATTGTTAGCAACGACCAGATATTTAATGAAATTACCTCACAGAATGTATTTCTTATCGGAAATAATAACTGTAAAAAATTGAAACTCAACCGAACCAATCTGTTACATGCATTCGAAGAACTATCAAAAGACTGTAAAACCAACTTAAGTAAAGATATCTACCTCGATGAATTCCTCTTTTATTTTAGCAAGAATTCAATAACTGCAATTGAAACCCTAATCAACGCCCAAATTCCTGAACTTTGCGTTAGTAAAAGTAATTGCGTTTACTGGAGACGTGACTAATAATATAATTCAATAATTTCAACTGTTTTGTCAGTACCATTATTTATCCAATAATCCACTTGTTCTTTTAAAGTATTTATACGTAAATCCCACTCAGTTTGTCTAGTTTTCGTAATTGTCATTACCCCAAGTCCATTTAATCTCCAACACGAATTGACTTTCTTTCCATCTTTATCTATATATCCATCTGGGTTAAATCGTATAAATACTATAGGTCTATGTGCTAGGTCTTTGGATAACTCCATTAGTCTTTTATTCTCACAACTACAATCATAATTATCATGTTTATTTTCATCCACTTCTATTATAATAACATGCGAATAAAGGTCTAATAATAAATCTGGACGACGTTTTGAACAACCTCCTTCCACTTTTTTATCAAGAACCCAATCAAATTCTGGGAATGATTCTTTAATTTTATCAGCTACCGATCGTTCCTTCGTTTTATAATTTCTCGATACTTCTATTTCCGGACAAGTATTTACGCAACATGGTAAACAATATCCGTTATATTTTTTATGTTTACGAGTTTCACATAAAGGTGTTTTACAAAGATCTTCTCCACCACATTCTTTACATCTTCTTCTTTGTTTTTTATGCTTGCAGATAGATCTTTCAGCACATTCTACACAATCTGACCTTGTTTTGTTGTGTTTACATATAGAGCTTCCAGCACATTCTACGCATATCTGTATCTGTTTTTTATGTTGACAAAATTGAGAAGGTGAACAAGTTATACAATGATACTTGTTTTTCCCATGGATACAAACACATGAACCTCCACATGGTTTACAATATCTTCTTTGTATATTGTGTTCACATAGTTGAGACCCTCCACACTCTCTACATAAATTTTTTGATCTGTTATGTTTACAAATCCTAGAACCATGACATTCCTTACAAATTGCTTTTACTTTATTATGTTCACATATGCAACCACCTTTACATTCTTTGCAATATGTCTTTATATTGTTATGTTCACAAACTGACCCTCCCTTACAGTCTTTACATTTTGTTCTTTCTTTATTATGCTCACATAAAGAACCCCCTCCACATTCTTTACATATAGTTTTTCTCCTATTATGTTCACAAAACTGAGAACTACCACAATCTCTACACATAGCTTTTGCTCTATTATGTTCACATTTACTCATTTATAATATTAAAATGTAAATTTTTAAATTTGTTTTAAAAATATTCATCGTCGCGTGTGAGATTCGAACTCACGACCTCAAAGTGTTTGTAAATCTATAATAGATATATAACAGCTTTTTGCTCTGAACCAACTGAGCTAACACGACGATCAACATTTTAAATCACCTTACTTGGATTTGAACCAAAGGTGAATGTTTTCATATTTAATAAATGTGTATTTCTTTAAGTAAATTTAATATTTTATATATAATATGGCACACTTTGGAAAAAAAAAATCTGTTCGTAAGGTCGTTCCAAAGAGACAACCTGTAATAAAGGTCGTTCCGAAACGACAACAACCGGTAAGAAAGGTTGTTTCAAAAAAATGTTCTTATGAATTAATAAAATTATTTTATGAATTAGAAAATGAACCGTATAATTTAGACAACTTTGCAAACTTTAAAACCAAAGTTAACTTTTTAGAAAATTATATTAAAAATGCAAAAATAGAAGCGGGAATTAAAATATCAAGAGCTCATTCAGACGAACTAAGAATAAAGCGTTTAGCAATAATGTTAAAACAATTATCAGATAAACCATGTATGATCGATCAATCAAGTATATCAGTTGTATCAGATAAATCTGGTGTTAAATTATTAAATACTAATCAAAATTATTATAATGAAATATTTGCAATATGTAAAAATGTTTTAAAACATAATAGAATTATTATTCCTGTTGGAATAAAGAAATATAAAAATAATAGAAAATTTTATCATGCTAATCTTATTATAGTTGATTTAGATACTCGTGAAGCATGGAGAATTGAGCCAAATAATGTTCGCAAAAAAAATGAAGACCGATATAAAAAAGTATTAACAGATTTTTTCAATCCAATTGGAATATCGTTCAAAGGATTTTATCCAGAATCATGCCCCATAAAACATGCTGATCTTTGTAGATATGTTACATATGCACAGTATATTTATGGATCAGCAATAGACCACGATAAAGTTAAAAATGTTGTTTTACAATTCTTACATGATGATATTGAGGAACTTTGTAGTTTTAATTAAAATAATACCATTTATTAAATGATATTTAGTTGTTTCGTAAGTAAACGCGAAACAAAATTAAATGAAATTAAAAATAGAATTAAAAATTTTGAACTATTAACACCTAATGTAATTCAAGAAATTAAAAACATGGATTCCCATGATAAAATGGAAATTATAAATACTTACAATTCTAGTATGAAATTATTAACTGAATTACTTTACACTGATTTTAAATTAAAAATAAAAGATCTCGGAAATTAAATATTTTTATAAGTTATTATGGATGATTTACTCGATCAATTGCTATCTAAAATGTCTATAAATGATTCAACGGGTAACCAAATCAAACCTGCAACTGCCAATTTAGATTATGAAAGTTTTAACGATCTATTGGTAAATAGTCCATATACCGTTCAGGCAAATCCTAATTTTGTACCAATTATAGTTAATGGAATTCAATTTGATAGTATCAGTATACCAAGAGATAAGAAAAAAATTGGATGGAAAGAACTTTATGCGTTGTGTAAAAGAGTATTCTTTACAAAGAGTATCAAGGGTAGAACACTTTACGATCGATTGAGAAAAAAATACTACAAAAACGGTGAAAAAACTTTATTAAAAATTAATGGAACTTATTATATTTATGAAAATGGTAATCTTACAATTGCTCGAATGCCTGATGGATTCACCGATTATGTTTCTCCTTTAAATGAACTTTATAATTATTATGATAGAGTATCTACACCAGCTGACCTTAAACAATTGCTATATGCGTCCGTTGGTGAACTTTTATTGGGTACCGATAAAACTCCAGAAGAACTTACCAAATTGATAGATACTTTGCCTGTTTTTAAACAACCAGTTACAGGTAAACGCGAAAGATCTCCTGATGTTGAAATGGTAGATGCTAAAAGATACAGAAATTCATTCGGTAAATTAACATTGATACAAATAAATAGAATGTTAAAATACCTAAACCAATTTAACTAATTTACATTTTAACCAGCCGTAATAAATAATGATAATTTCATTCATAATTTATTATAATTATCTATTTTTAAAATCTCAACAAATATGGATACGATCACTTTAAAAAACTTTTTCAAAAAAATGTATTTAAAAAGTATTTAAATATTTCATCCACTTATTGATTGTTCTGATTTAAACAAAAAACAAAAAAATAAAAACTTTAAGGACCTTCGGATCCGTTAAAGTAAAGTAAATTTAATTTAATTTTAAAAATAAACAAATTAAATCTATTTTTTATTTTACAAATTTTTAATATTGTTAATAATTATTAAATGAAAAAAATAATTCCATTTATTGTTGTTTTAACAGTTTTAATTTTTATTTTAATTCTTTTATTGAATCAAAAACCTCGTTCATATTTTACAAAAAAACATACAATTTACGATAATATAATTATTGGAGGTGGTGTATCAGGTGCTTATCTTGCATATAATTTAACAAAAATGGGTAAAAATGTACTTTTATTGGAATCTAGTTCTGATGTAGGAGGTAGATTAATGTCTTATCCAATAGATAATGCATTATCAAGTAAATCACACAATCCAGTAAAAGGAGGTAAAATTGCTTTAGAATACGGAGGAATGAGGTTTTTTCCAGAACATACAATAGTCAACAATTTAGTTAATAATGTTTTTAAAGATACTTTAAAGGCTGTTAAGGTACCTTATTATACATCTAAAGGTACAATATATCTTAGAGGTAATAAAATTAAAGGAGAACCCAATTTAATAAAAAAAACTATTAAAGATGTATATAATATTATTGGTGAGAATGGAACGAGCGTATTAACTCAAACTAATACAGTACCTTTTGATTTTTTTACTCAATTTATACGTGATCCAGAATTTAATAAAATTTGGAAATCAAAATATAAAAATAATCCACCTGACCTAAATAATTTTGCAGAGCTTGATAGTGACCAAAAAAATAAAATAATTGATATATTAATTTCAGAACCTATATTTCGTGATGTAGGAGCTGGTGATTTTATAATTAGAAAATTAAATGAATATGTTTCTCAATTAAATGGAATTGTAACTGGTTCTGTTTCTGAGTATATAGATTCTTATATTGATACACAGGGTTATAGTTTATTTACATTACTTCCAGCCGGTATTACAGTGTTAGAAGACATTGATGTACTTGCTTCAAAGGGGCAATTTTTTCTTGAAAATGGATATAAAACTCTTGTAAAGGCACTTATAGATAATTGTGATCAAAAATATTTAACTATGAAATTAAATACTTCAGTTAACAATGTTAAAGTAAATGATGATAATACATTTAATGTAGAATTAGGTTCTAATAAAGGTGTTTTACACTCAAAAAATATATTAAACACCGCAACTCCAAATAGGTGTATGGATTGGTCAATAAATACAAATTATAAGAAGTTATTTAATTCAGTACATCCAATTATTACGATGAAAATATTTATACAATTTAAAAAAATATGGTGGGATTCAAGTAGTGATTCTGGAAAACACGTAACAACATTACCATTTAGACAAGTTTGGATGTATAATAATGATCCTCCTATAGTAATGATATATTGTGATTCAGATGATGCTAAATTTTTCAGAGGAATGGTACCAGTTGATAAAAAAACAGATATGATTTCACCGGATACTAAATCAATTAGTGATTTAGTATTAAATTTAAATTCTTTATTTAAGCAAATGTTTCAAAATTATACTGATAATAATATTTTAAAACTTGGATGGGCTTATTTAGATCCTTGTAGTTATTTTTGGAATATTAGAGCAGATATTAAAGGTTGTATGAACGAAGCTAGCAATCCTGAACCTGGATATTATATGGCAGGAGATACTTGGTCAATTAGACAAGCATGGGTACAAGGTGCTTTAGAATCATGTGATAGAGTTTTGGAAAAATATAAATAGAATCATTAACAATTTTTTAATTGTTTGCATACAGTTTCTGGATTATATTTTTTCTTGTATACCACAACGAAAAAGAATATTAGTTAAATGTAAAAGAATAGTGTCTCAAAGTATTAAAAACAGCAAAATATATAACGTCAACAAATATGGATACAATCACTTTAAAAAACTTTTTCAAAAAAATGTATTTAAAAAGTATTTAAATATTTCATCCACTTATTTATTGTTTTGAGGTCTAAATCGATGTAACGAGTTGTTCGTTTACGACCAAATCCTGTTTTAAATCCCTCAGGTATGTTGACATGGTACATTTGAGATATCGGTTGACGACAATACGGACAATCGTTGTGAAAACCGGAATCGTAAAATTCGTTTCCCGCACGACTATTTCTATATCCATTAATACAATCGCAGTGATAAATATGACCTGCCGGACAATTTACGCGACATCCCTCACCAACAACCGGTTCCTGACAGATAACGCACATATCGGGATAACTAGCGCTACCTATCGCTGGAATGGGGTTAGGTGCCGGGACAACTTGAAGTTGACTGGGATTGATCTCATTGAGTATTTCTCTAAGATCACTAATATATTGTTCTAACATTTCTTGGGCGGGATCTGTTGGAGAAAATCGAGTTCTTAAAGTTATATAAAAATTTAACAACTGTTCTCGTAGTCTTCTCGCTTCGACACGGTCCTGCGCCATTACCGCATCATTAATACCAGTTAGTAATTGGTTAATTACTTCAATGTCTTGATTAGCTCGTGTTCTCTCTATCGTAGGTCTCTCTGCTACTAACTGGTCTATCAATTCTCGTGATATATTCCTATAAAGAACTTTCACTTCCATCGTAAATGGTTTGTATTCTCTGCCATCACGAGTGCGTTTATCTCCATCGTTGTATACTTCGCAAAGTGAGATTTGTAATATAATTTTTCTACGCAACTTTTTAACAAGGTCCCTAAGTTGGTCGTTTCTGAAAACAGTTCCAGATCGTTCAAATGGTTCATCTGGAGGCACGGTGTCACCATATGGTCTAGTCACTCTTGTATTATTAACGATTTTGAATTCTTGTTCTGGTTGTCCTGGACGCACTCGTCTAACAATAAATATTCTTTTTGGTGATAGCTGGTCCGGTCGATCGGTATACAGAATTTCAATACCCAATGTAGTATTTTGCATCGGTGTATTAATGATGTATTTTCTGAAGGAATCCCTTAAAACCGTCATTGGACCTCCCCGATTTTCATTTACCGTAAGTTCTCGAGGTCTTAAAGATTCAATAGTATCTTTCCATCCGAAGAACCAAGCAGAACTGAATTTGGGAAATGTAGTTAGTCCTCTTCTATTAAAACTTACGTTGGGTAAATAATTCGCCATTAATAATAACTAGTATTATTTTTTTAACTGAATTTAAAATGTATTTATATCACCTTCAATAACTTGGTTAATAATATTATTTTCTACAACAACATCGTTTTCACTTACGCTTTTTCCCAAAAGAATATTAGTATTATTAAAAAATATTTTAATTTTATTCAGAATACATTATAAATTCATCGGTTGGGACTTCGTGGAACTGACGCAAACATAGTTTTAATTTTGGTGGAAATTCAAGAATGCTTCCCTCGTTATCCATAAGGGTGTATTTAACAACCGTTCCGTCCAGCGTGGTGTATTCACAAGGAGGACAGAATGCCAAGGACATATCATTGCGAATATCGACTTTGGCATAGTCTACCATGGAATCTGTTCTTGTTTGAATGTCGGGGGTGTATTCACAATAAATATGGAAACCTTTTCGTGTTTTAACGGTTACATACTTCTTAAGTTCAGGAAAATCTGATACCATTCGGTTATATTCATCAACTGAATCAACATCGATAACAGTTACTTTTGAATGTTCTCCAGCTACAAATGCAAAACCGGTGTGTTCCATGTTGATGTATAATAAATTATTCGAGTTATTTATGGAATGCCACTTAACATTAAACTTTGGGTCTTTTCTTTCAATTCCAGTTATAGGATCAATATAAGTTGTAATATATGGAAATGAAAATATACAAAACTCAGCATCTGTATACTTCTTGATAATTCTATACTTTTCATCCGACTGTAAATTTTTAGATTCATAAACATCAACCATTATATTTAAAGTAATTTATTATAAATTTCTTAAGAATACGATGATTAAGTTTGCGTCCGTAAATATATTCTGCGGGAGCTGCATATCTACAAAGCTTTCCATGTTTTATTACTTTTGAACGGTAGTCTAAACCGATATAATTATAACCAAATTGTTTGAAGTATTTCCCAAGTTCTTTTTTAACTTTTTTTTCAGTAATTTTAGTACCATTGGGACTTGATGCATCGATACGACTTACTGATCGCTTTTTTAAATTAACAATAAGTAAGTTAAGATGTTCTTTACCAGTTATACGATTATGGATATGGAGAAAGATAATTAATTCCTGTTTTTTACAATTTCTAAGATTAAAATTCTTTTTTATCAATTTAAAAGAATCCTTATTATTAATGGCAACCCAATAACTTCTTCTAACACATGCCTTTCCATGTTTAGTAAGAAGTTTAATACCTGGTTTACTTATTTTATTTGTTTTACGTTCCAGAAGAGTAACAAGTTTCTTGAATTTTCTACGATCAGACAACTTACTGGTATATTTTTGTTTTTGTAACAAATGAATAATTTTACGAACTCCAAAATTAAAATTGGGATATGAATGATTATTAAGTTCTTTTATAAAACCGTTATCCAAAAGAAATTTTATATTTTTATCAGACCAATATTGAATTCCACCACCCTTAGCTCCAAATGCAGGTGCTATTTTACACATATTGACAAGAAAAGGTTTTAATATTTTGTATTGATGATATTCTGTTTTTCTTATAAATTGATGATATCTAGATTTACATTTTAATTTATTTTCAAACCACGGAAGAGACCTTTCAGTCCATGTATTTCCAGCATCACTAAAAAAATAACCAGTTTCTGGACCAAATCTATCAATTAAATCAACAAATATTACTTTTTCTCTACCAGTTTTTTTGTAATTTAATGGAACGATTAATATCTTTTCTTCTGTTGACGAACATCCCCAATTAGGAGGCCATACCACGTTTTGTTTACGTATACATTTGTTATATTCCATTTGATATAAACAAATATTTTATTTTAATTATTAAAATACATTCTCTGCTCTGTGTGAGGATCGAACTCACGACCTTGGCGTGCCTCAGGTTATATGACTAACCATAGTATACTGAGTATAAGCACCACGCTCTAACCAACTGAGCTAACAGAGCAGGCAATGTATTAAATATGAAGTACTTCACATTTAATAAAATATATAATTCTTTAAATAAATTAACTTATTTAAAAAAATAACCAAGATAATTTTAATGTTCAACATGAAGTTACTCGGCGCTTGTTGCAATTACGGACAGAAACGTTATGGTCCACGAGTTGCTCCATATTATATTGAAAAACACTTAAATTTACCAATTCATAAAATTAAAGACAGCCCATTAACAAACATTTTTGATTACGATTTACTTTACGAAGTTCATAACAAGGCTCTTGATGAAGGTAAGAATGTTATTACTATTGGTGGAGATCATTCAATTAGTTATTCAACAATCACATCTGCACTTAAAAAATATAAAAATGATCTCCATGTTGTTTGGATTGATGCACACTCAGATATAAATACACAGTCAACGTCGAAGAGTCATAATTTACATGGTATGCCAGTAGGACATCTTATGGGTTTTGAAAAACATCCAATAGCAACATTTGAACGTCAATTATTAAATCCATCACAGATAACATATATCGGAATAAGGGACATTGATCCTCCAGAACGTGAGAGAATTGTTCGTCATGATATATCTTGTTATACATTGTATTCATATGCAGTTTTAGATCATTTAAGAATTAAACTACGCAATAAGAAGATATATTTAAGTATAGACTTAGACTCTCTCGATCCAGTTGTATTTCCATGTACTGGAACTGCTGTAAAAAATGGTTTATTTATACATGAATTATTAAGTATAGTGAATGGCTTAAAAGAAAATGCAGTAGGTATGGATATAGTTGAGTTCGATCCAGTTGTTCGAACGGAATATAATTTAACGTGTATGAACCAAATTCAAAGAATTATTAGTAATTATCGTTCTTAAAAAATAATCAAGTATTATATACTATGCTCCAAAGATAGATATTCAAACAAAGGAAATTACTATTATACAAGAATTAACATCAATTATTATAAATGTTGATACTATCGATTTATTTAATAGTGCAACAATACAAGTAGCATATTTTGGCCCAGGTGGAAATTTTATGAAAATTGATACTTTGGTTATGGAAGGTGAAGATTATAAAAATTGGAATAACGACGATCAATACATTTACAATTATGTATACTCTCAATTAAATATTACTCCTCTACCAACTGAAAATTAAAATATTGTGTAAAATTATATGAACGATATTTCATTTAAAAAAACTTGCAAACGTTTGAAAATAAAACTTACCAAGCGTACACGAACGGGAAAACGTGTTCGTAAAACATTAAAAGAACTCAAAAGAGAAATTAAAAAAAAAAGTTTTATTCAAAAAGCCAATTTGATGTCCCAGAAGAAGGGGACTGTTGGAGCATTCAGAAGATGGTGCAAATCAAAAAAATTAGCAAACCGAGATGGAAAGGTAACAATGAAATGTATTAAAGCAGGTCAAAAAGCAAGAAGTCTAACAATCAGACGTCGTGCCAATTATGCAAAGAATATACATGGATACACACTTTAATTTTTCAAAAAACGTAGCATATTACAACAAAATCCACTTTTATCTTTTATATTTTCATTAATCTGTTGATCGAAGTCTTCATTTAATGTAATACTGATGTTTCGATATTCCAATATTTCATTTATTAAACGATCTCGTTCTTTTAATAATTGTTCGATTGAAGTACATTTAGAATAAATATTCAAAGGCTCCGTTAGAGTATTTTCTTTGTTTTTATTTGAATTCATTATATTTTTAATTGTTTTCATTACTAAGTTACCTTTACTATTATTTCTTGTTAATTTACCTATATCTACAATAACATCATCAGGTTTTATTTCAACAGAACCCTGGGGTGTTAATGCGTCAGAATTTATACAACATAGTGTTGGTGGTTCATTAAGTTGTCTTTTTTCGATTTCTTTATTTATATTTATTAAAGTCTGTGTTACAAGAAGTCTATTTGTTTTATACCTTTTCATATCGGCAAAAACGTTATAAGCATATATTTTAGAATAACGATATCTTACAGCTTCAGGTATTATAAATTGATTTACATCTTTTATCTCAGCTACTTTTTTTTCGAGACTTTCTACAAATTCTTTAACTTTTTTTGTTACTTTGCGATCTTGTAACATTAATGTCTTACCTGAAAAAAATTCACACTGTGTCTGAAGTTTATCAAATTGATATGCAGTTGTTTTATGCGCTTCTGATTTTGCATCGAGTTTTAGATATGTAATTACACCTAGTATAAATGAATTAAAACCTGTAAATGAACTTACAATTATGGGTCCATATTTGTAATTTTGTAGACCAACACTAAGTATCGTACAAACTGCGGAAATAAATATTGCAGGCAACATCAAAATATAAAGTAATTGTTCACAAAATGTTTTAGATTCAACATAAAGTAATTTTTGACCTTTTAGGTATAACGCTATAAGGTCAAGTGTTATTGAATAATATGTCATCTCACCCATATATATACGAGCTATTGAATCAGAAGTAATATAGTAGTCTTGTATATTTAAAGGTAATTTGGAGATATCTTTTATTACAGAAGCTGTACTTTCTAATCTAGTTTCTGGTAATGTACCTTCCTGATCGTGAATTGAATATAAATCATGTTCAGAATCGGAATTGTATTCAGATTCCGGCATTTAATTAGTACTTACATTTTAAATAAATAAATAATCTAAGTACTAAATAAATGAACTTTATAGTTCTAATTATTTTATTAAGTTTGACAGAATTTGTAGGAGATGCAAATTTTAAGATTTATTCACGAACTAGTCAATTTGGAAATTTGGTTATGGGTGTACTGGCTTATATTATTTTAGTTAAAATACTCATAGAAGCATTAAAACAACATAACTTAATTATAACAAATGGGATGTGGAATGCAATTCAAACAATAACTGAAACTGCGTTGGCTTATTTCATTCTCAAAGAGCGTTTAACAAATTGGCAACAGTGGGCTGGATTGGGTTCAATTGTTTTAGGAATTATATTCTTAAATTATGGAAAATTACCCAAGTAAGGTAGCTGAATCCATAGCCTGATTTGCAAGTTTATCGGCTTCTTTGTTATATTTTCGTAATATGTGATCGATTTTAATATTTGGAAATAAAGCTATTAATTCTTTAATTACCAAGTATAATTTCATTAAATTTTCATTTTTAACTTTCCAACGACCGTTTAGTTGTTCAACGACGAGTTTGGAATCCATAAAAACTTGGACTGGGTACTTGTTAATACAAAGTTCAATTGCTTTAGATAAAGTTAATTCAAGTGCTTTGTATTCTGCGTAATTATTTGTTTGAATTCCTAAAAATTCAGAAATTGTTGCTATTACAACTTTATTAGAATCCATAATATACCCACCCGCCCCCGATGGACCAGGATTTCCTCTTGATCCACCATCGGTATAAATAACATAATTCATTTTAAATAAAAATATCACATTACTTTAAATGCAATTTAATGAAGGAAATTATGAATTCTTACCTATGTTTTTATTTTGTGATATAGTTCATGACTTTGCCGAAGGATCTGGTATTTCAGGTGATTTTGAAACCGATCTCAATTTAATTACTTATTTGTGTAATAAATTTATTGATTCAAGAATAACACCTAAATTAATAAAAGATTATATATCAAGTTCAAAAAAAGCAAGTAGTTTTATAAATGACGCACATGAATATTTATATGGTTTATGCAAAAGAACTAAAGGAAAATATTTTTTAGAATATGTTTATAATGGTACAAATACTACTTTCGGAGAAATACAAATAATGACAGGAAGTTTCGAAGAAGTAAAATCTGATACTGGAAGATTTTCTGGAATTGGAAATAGGGCAGAAGATATTTATCAAATTCTTAGAGCCGGAGGAAAAGGTCCAAACTACCAATGTACTGATACTCCGAAAAATCCAAAAAGTACAATTTATATAATAGAAGATGCAGTTAAAAGTGATAAATTCTTTGGTTATATTTATGATACAAATACACAAGTATCTGAACGCAAAATAGGAGATTATTATACAGCATCACTCAATAGTGTGAGTGGTATTTACGACCAAGCATCAAGCCAACTTCGTACAAAAAATGTATTTGTTGATGATAATCTAAACTTTATTAGACAAAAAGACCCAGGATTTGATATATATCGACAAAACCTGACTGAAAATATTAGTTTTAGTTTAAATTATACTAACAAAACAATTAATGTAGAATTACTTCAAGTACCAAAAACTCAATCTACAACTGATTTTGAAAAAGCTATTTCTACATTTATGGAATTAATAAATAACATAACAGAACAACTTCGTCAACAACTTGACAAACAACTTCGTCAACCTAATTATAATTATTCTGATCGAATTCAACCAATTATTTTAGATTATTTAAAAACATTAAATCCATTATTACAAAAAACACTCAATACATTACTTGATAATGGATTTCTTGAAAAATTTAAAAAAGAAATACGCACTTCAGAAGGAATAGATGAAGAGCTATTAAAATATTTTATGAATAATTATATACTAAAAAATTATTCACCAAAACAAAATAAAATAACAACTCTAGAAACAATCTGGAATAAATTAACCTTTTCAGGAAAATATGAAAATATGGATAAATATTTAATAAACACAAATGAAAAATTATTAATTTTTTGCTATAATCTTGTAATATTGAATTCAGGAATGGGAGGATTAATTAATAATGTTTTAACGAGAATGTTAAGTGATGAAGCTAAAATACCACTTATTGATATTAGAATAAATGGAATATCTTTTTTGAATGGAATCTCTCCAAGTGTTAAGAATATGAGAAAGAACATTCGTCTTTTACTTATTGAATATCTAAAAAAATATAATGTTGATATAAATCCAGATATTATTGACGATATTGAAAATGATCGCTCAAGAACAACAGTACAATCAGAAGATACTTACGACCATATTCAAGGAGCAATAATTTATTTACTCAATGATCCCGAAAATACTGAATTATGTACGAATATAATGAAGTTTATTCTTGCCAAAACATTTGGTGATTTTGCACAAATTTATACAGTACTTGGTTTAAATATGAGATCTTTTAGAGAAAAATGTGGATTTCCTATATGGTTTCTAACATTCGACCAAATGGCTGGACTTACAAGTTTATATCTCGGTGCAAATACTTTACTTCAGACTAGTGGAGGTATGGGTTTCTCATATTATAATTTAAGATTTACTGGTATAGATACAGAAGAATATGAAATTAAATATCCTTTAACAAAATTGTTAGAAGATATAACATATAATAAATTGAAAGAACGATCCATAATTACGACCGGTTTTGGCAAAAAAAAGAAAAAATCTAAGAGTCGTCGTTCACGATCTTAGATACCAGTTTAGAATTTTTAAGATCAGCTAATTCCGATTCAACTGTTCTCAAAATAGGTTCTTCTCTTAATTCCATTTCAACCGGTTTATCATTTATTTCTGGTTCAGATTCAGTTTGAACGAATGGTTCAACAATTGGAACTTTAGCTATAATTTCTGTAAGAAGATCTGATTTCTTTCTTGGTTTAAAAACAAATTTAGAATTTGTCAGTGCATTTTTAAACTTAACACCTGCATCTGCTATTGCATTGGTTACTTTATTTATCGGGTCTTCGAATATGTCTATCTTGTTTATATGGATAATTTCAGGTTCAGCAACACCACTACCAGCAAATTCTTTTTGATATCGGGTGATTATTTTATTTGGTATGGGTGGACTTTGTTCGATAAGTCTATCAATATCAATTCTACTAATTTTAACGAGATCGTTTCCTGCGATTGAACGATTTTTTACTGGTAAATTAAGTTCAACGGTTATATTTCTAGAAAATTTTCCATAATTGATACTTGCAATTCGATGAGATTCCATATATTCCGAAATCTTTAAAAATTGGTAAATCGTTGTTAGAATTGCCGATATCAAATTTATAGCACCAATTATCTGTGGAACATTTGGTCTAATAACAAGTGGAAAAGTATCCTGTGCAAAATTCGCAGTTCCTGTAACCGTACTCATTATAATCAAAGGTATCATGAAATAAAAGTTTGTCTTACGATATCTGTTATGTGTCTGATTATGCAACCATCGATAACTCGCAGCAATCTCTCCCCAGTTTTTGAGTAACTTTTCTTGCTGGTTGTTCCATTCCAGTGGTTTTTTACTAACATCTGACAACATTGCTACTTAATACCATTATTTTAATTAATTAATTAATTATTTAAGTTTATGGAACGAATCGATAAGAAGTCCACGCAATTTAGCTATATTCTGCAAAACTGATTCGATTGTACTAACAATTTCAGAATCAATTTTGACAACATTTTCAGATGTATAGTGTTTACTTGTAACTATTGAACGATCCTTTTCAGATTTATTCCAATTTGACAATTCTCTAACGGCTTGTTCCTTGTAAACGATGTACTTTTCTGCCAAAACTGGATCATCTGCTTCGAAACATTCTTGGTAATTAATATCAGAGTCTACAAATATTACTAAGTAGTATAACATTCTTAATATGAAGTAATTTATTTATTTATACCATTTTAAAGTTATTTAAAAACAAAAAGTTAATTAATCTAAAGCAAGTTATGGAGCTCAATGAAGATCAACAAAAGGTATTACTTAGCGTCCAAGATGGTAAAAATATTTTAATTACAGGTGGAGCAGGTGTGGGAAAAAGTTATCTTATATCGGAAATTAAAAAATATCTTCGCGAATCTGATATTTCATATGGAATAACTGCTATGACAGGATCAGCTTCTGTTCTGATAAATGGAAGAACACTTCATTCATTTATGGGAATTGGATTAGCAAAAGGAACTCCAGAAGATCTTTTAAAAAAAATAAGAAAAAATTCCGTTATTTTAAATGAATTACTTAATCTCCGAGCTCTTATTATTGATGAAGTATCCATGATGAGTGATATTCTTTTTGAGAAAATAGCTAAAATATTTACTATATTACATCGATCCGATATTCCATTCGGAAAAGTTCAAGTTATACTTGTAGGAGACATGTCTCAACTTAAACCCGTTGAGGGTGATTATTGTTTTAAATCGTTGGTATGGGATGCTTGTAAATTTAATGTTACTATACTCACTAAAAATATGAGAGTTCAAAATGATCTTGTTTTCAAAGAACTTCTTGATCGTCTTCGTTGGGGTGTTTGTACCGAATCTGATCTAGATATTCTTGAAGAATGTCGTACAACTAAATTTCTAGATGGAATAGTTCCAACAAGACTTTATTCCAAGAATAAGGATGTAGATGAGCTCAATAACGCAGAATTATCAAAATTAATTACCATGAATAGTTCTATGATTTACAAAATTAAATACACAAGTAATCCCTTTAAATTAAAAGAAAGTGTAAATTATGTAAGTTCGCAAAAAATACAAGAAACAATAAAATTATGTGTTGGAGCGCAAGTTGTAGTAACACGGAATGTTGAACCAGATTTTGGTATAGTAAATGGAACAAGAGGAATTATAACACACTTAGAACCTGAATACATCTTAATAAAACGTACCGATGGAACTGATTTTGCAATAAAGTATTTTCAAGTTAATCCCGAGGACCAACCAGGAGTAGATTTTAAATACATTCCATTAAAACTGGGATGGGCGGTTAGTATCCACTCATCTCAGGGAATGACATTAGATGCATTAGAAATAGACTTGGGTTCAAGTATTTTTTCAGAAGGACAGGCTTATACCGGTTTGTCTCGTGCGAGATCACTAAGTTCCATTAAAATTACAAAATTAAGAAAAAGTTCATTTGTAACAAATAAAGACGTCATCGCATTTTACTCTACTCACGGGTAGTTTATAATTTTATCATAAACAATTTCATCGTTGTAGTATCCAATTAGATGGACGTTTCTTTCTGGATAATCATAAATACATGAAATAAGTTGTTGGTAAACTATATCAACATTTTCATAAAGAAAGTCAACGTAATAAATTTCATATTTGTTGTTAATTGATGTTTGTACGCTTGGAGCTATTCTGTATTTAATAAGATTTTTAATTAACACTTTGACCTGTTGTTCTTTAGAACAACAATAAATTTTTCTGTTATGAACCAGACTTCTTAACGAATGTTTTATCATAATATTGAATTAATTTAAAGACTTTAAGTTAATTCAATTATTATGGAGCCAATTTCCAGAGAAGCATTAAGATGTCTCAAGGCAAATACAGACACAGAACGACGTTTGGAAATAATTAATAAAATTGTTTCTAAAATTTATTCTGGTGTAATTGGTATTGCTAAATTTACTCATTCTTCACAATATCGATTCAAAATTCCAGTTGAAGAATCGATGTATAATTTTAGTAGATACTATAATCCAGAATATATTTTAAACATGAATGACATTTTAATTAAACTTAGAAATTTATTTCCTGACTGCTCTGTAGAACAGACATTTATTTTTTCGAGAGATGCTCCTGAAATTGTACCGGCTGATAAAAATAAACATCCTTTTTATGAAGATTCCTCAGGAATTATGTACATCATTGTCGATTGGACTTAAAAAGTGGTATAAAGTATAAATATAACTTATTTTTAATGACAAATATTTATATTCTTAGTCTCCGATGTGGTAAATATTATATCGGAAAAAGCAATAATGTATTAAAAAGATACCAGCAACATCTCGAGGGATGTGGATCGGCATGGACGAAAAAATATAAACCAGTTTCACTTGTAGAAACAATTCAAAATGCATCTCCATTTGAAGAAGATCGCATAACCAAGGAATATATGTCAAAATACGGTAGAGAAAATGTTCGTGGAGGATCTTACGTTGGAATTCAACTAACAGAAGCTCAAAATATCTCTTTAAATAGAGAACTGTGGAGTGAAAAAAATGTATGTATTCGTTGCGGAAGACCCGGACACTTTGTAAATAATTGCTTCGCAAGAACAAATGTTGATGGAGAGTCAATTTTATCTGAAAGCGATTCCGAATCCGATTGTTCCGATAACGGTACTTGTTTTCGTTGTGGTAGACACGGACACTGGGCGGCTGAGTGTTATGCCCGATGCCACATCAACGGCCATCTTATTTAATTAATTAATTAATAAATAAATAAATATATTAAATATAATTATTAAATACCAATGGGAAGGCCTTTTCGTTTTGTACCGATTGCTATATTTTCTGTAATAGTAGTAATTGTTATTATTGTAATAGTAAATAGCAAACCTCCACCTCCTCCACCACCAACATGTCCACCACCACCAACATGTCCACCACCACCACGATGTCCCAATTATACTGCGATAAGAGATGATATGCAGGGGTTTTTAGATTCTTTATTTTTAGACCCAGGTTATACCACTAATTATAATAATAAAACTTTACCAAGACCAACATTAAATGATCCTAAAGATTATAGGACAGTTACAGGAACTAGTTTTTATACTTATAAATATGTTCCCGATTATACATTTTACTTTAGAATATTTTACAATATTGATACTCCTCCCGGTACTTTAAATGGAGCAAATATCATATATACGTACTACAATAATAACGATGGAACGGGAGATCCATCAGATTTATGGTTTTTTTATGGGTATGATTCTACTCCGCCAGCTCAAAATCCAAAAGACGCATATACTTGGTTAGTAGATAAAATAAATACATATAACCAGCGAAAATACAGCAAGGATATAGCAGACCAACTTAAATTAAGTAGTCCACAATAACACTTATTAAATAGGCCATCTTATATACTTGCGCAGTTTCGTGCAGCGCTGCGCGAACGTTTTTTGCAAAAGTGAATATACCTAAGGATCTACCGTGCAGTACTACGCAAGATATCGCAAAGTGAGCGCAACAAATATCAATATACCTAAGGCCCAATCGTGCAGTAGTTGCGTATCGCTGCACGGATCGGCCCAAGAGAATTTACAAAAGTGAATATACCTAAGGCCTGTACGTGCAGTACTACGCAAGATATACGTAACGCTGCACCGTCCCGTCCCAATTTTTTTACAAATAGTAAATATACCTAAGGCCTGTACGTGCAGTACTACGCAAGATATGAACGCTCCCCCGCCGCCTGTGAAAGGAGACTCGCAGAAGTTCCCGCTCAAGCGGAAGCTCGATGAGATCTCTCCACCACCGGCTCCGATGAAGGGACACGCAGAGACTTACGACCCTAACACGAATACGTGGTACCATAGAAAACTTTAAATTTTACAAAATGCCAATACACTTCAGACCCTCGGGTCACAAAAACGGCATCAAACAGCTTACCCGCACACACACCTTCAGCAATGGCCAACATGCAGATCCGCATTGACGAGTTCATCGCTACCAATGAGCTTGACGAGAGCATCACCGATTCTCTCATCGACCTCATCAACGGCTGCTTCTCCGACTATGTCTCGCACATGTCGAAGGAGTGGCTTACGGCAAAGGTGCCCGCAACGAAGACCACCAAGAAGGCCGGCAAGGCTGAGAAGCTCGAGACCGCGGCAGATGCCGAGTCGCTCGAACAGCTCAAGTCGAATGCCGTGACTTCCGTGATCCTCAACGACTACTGTCGCGAGAACGGACTCCGTATTGGTGGAACCAAGAAGGAGATTGCCGAGCGCGTCTGGCGTCACCTCCAGGGTGAGCATACCGACGACGACATCAGTCCTCGTTCCAAGCCCAAGAAGGTCCCGGTGAAGAAGGAGCAGCATGCGTGCTTCGCCTGCAACGCCAAGGGACAGCCTTGCGGGAACGCTGGAACTGAGCAGTTTTCTGGTGAATGGTTCTGCTTCCGTCACATCGACAACGCAGAGGAAATCATCGAGAAGAAGAATGCTCCTCCGCCGTCTCCCAAGACGAGCCCCAAGGCTTCTACCTCCACCAAGGCGGTAAGCAAGCGCCCCAACGTGGGTGGCATGAAGAAGAAGGTTCCCGTTCAGTCCGATGAGGAGCTTGAGGAGGACGACAACTAAACAAAAAAAACAAAAAAACAAAAAAATAAAAAATAAAAAAAAGGCCTTCGGGCCAAAAAATAAATTTAGCATGACCTTTGGGTCACTAAACGTTATGTTCGGTAGCTATAAACGCGAATTCACAAAACACCTCAGAAAACAACAACGCACAGTAAGCAACAAACGATTATGGCATTCGTTATGGGCTGGCCACCAACCATCCCGAACTATCCCGAAGTTATGGAACCAACTCCATACATCAAGGATGACATCGAATACTATAAAAATTATCATAAAATTGAATACGAAATCGAAATCACCGACAAGGATGATCTCGATAAGCTTCTTTTTATGGCTTCAAGTGCAAACCGTGTTGCTTTTGTCGATCGCCTATGCGTGATGGCATTTAAGAATCATGGTAAATGCGCTCAGCATGGTACTCGTTTTATCTTTCCGAGTTCTCTCTCGGCAAATGATCGTTACAACATTCATAAAATGCAAGCGACTTCTTCGATTCGTTTTTATGAAACCTATACTTACAAAAAAAATGGGGAACGTATACTGAACCTTTTTATCAAAATTTAAAAAACCAAAAATAAAAAAAAATAAAAGCTTTAAGGACCTTCGGGTCCGTTAAAGCAAACTAAAAATGGCTTCAGGATTTCTCCGCGAATGTCTCAAAACGCTCACTTACCTAGGGGAGAGCGCAATCGTCGATTGTGAACCTGGTCGCGTAACTATCGATGTGACTCAAAATGGTGACTTTATCGTAGAGAATGGTCCCTACTTGGGGACTAGATCTTTCAAAAAATCGGAGGCTGAAAAAATTCTGGGTTACATTGGAGAAATAACGAAAATTACGATACTCAACCACGAAACCGATGAGGAGGTCGTTCTGATTTAAACCAAAAAA